TTATCGCGTCGGAGTCGTTTTCGCACCCTTTCGCTTCCGCACGTAGTGCTCGGTCATCGTGACCGAGGCATGGCCCAGCTGCGCCTGTGCTTGGCGGATGTCGCCTGCGGAATCTGCTTTGTCCGTGCCGGCCTTGGCACGAAGGTCCCGGAACTGAAAGTCGCCTTTGTCCACGCCGGCGGCCTTGCGCGCCTGGTCGAACCGATAGCGCAACGCGGCCCGTCCGATCGCCAGCCCCTCCGCATCCACGATGAGTCGCGTGCTGCGGAGGGTCAGAACGCGCTTGCGCGCGGCGATCCGATCCAGCAGCGCCGCCAGCTCGCCGGTGACGGCCATTGTCAGCTTGGTCCCGGTCTTGGCCTGCCGCACCACCAGCTCGCCGGCGCCCAGCTGGCGCTCGTCCATCGACCACACGTCACCCACACGCTGGCCAGTGAGGTAGGCCAGGTCCATGGCATCGCGCAAGGTCTGGTCGCCGCGTTCGTAGACGGCGCGGAAGGTGGCATCGTCCACGTACACGTCCCGGCCGGTTTCCTTGTTCCGACGTATGCCCTCGCACGGGTTGGAAAGGTCCGTCAGGCCCTTGCCTCGCGCCCAGTTCCACAAGTGGGAGAACAAGGCCACTTCGCGGTTTGCGATCACCTTGGAGGCGCGCCAATCCAGGTATTTGCGGATGTGCAGCGGCTTGATCGCCTCGAACGGCGCGGGCGGATCATCGAAGAACGTCAGCAGCCATGTCAGACAAAGGTTGTGCAGCCGCTGCGTGCCCGGCGCCTTGGTTGGGATGACCTCGGCGCGGTAGCGGTCGGCCACGTGCCGAAAGGTCAGCTGGGCATGCGCGGGGATCACGCGCGCGTGCTCGATTTCCGCCCAGCGCTTGATAGCCGCGCCATAGTCGGCACCGAGCGGCGTCTCCTTGCGTGGCTTGCCGCCGTGGTCGTAGTAGTAATGCACCACGCCCGACTTCTGCTTGCGGGCGCGCAACCGCGGCACAGCGCCCGGCCTACTTGGCTTCCTTCCCATCATGCGGCCTTATTGGGCGACCAGGCCGCGACCGTGCCGGCCTTCTTCTCGGTCGGGTCGATCGCGCTGCGCAGCACCACCGGCCAGCCGTGCGCATCGAGATAATGCCGCACGCCATTCTGCTGCAGGAATCTGGCCTGCTTCGCTCGCTGCGGGGTGCGGCACAGCTCAGCCACCTCGTCGCGTGATAGGCACAGCTCAGCCATGGGTGTGTTCCTGCTGGTACGCGTCCCATGCGCGCTGCACGCGCTGGAATTCGGTAGCGTCACCGCCTGCGCGGTCCGGGTGGTGCTGGGAGCGCAGCCGGCGGTAACTGCCCTCGGGGTCTGCGGGGTCGAGAACTTCGCGCCAGGACGGCGCCGCCGGCGCGGGCAGGGCGGTGAAGCCAGCGAACGCGCGCTCCAGAATTGCAGCGCCGCCGTGGCGCTCGATCGCGCGCATCGCCTCCAGGGTTGCGGCCACCGCCGCCAGGTTGTCGGCCACGCGGTCGTAGCGGTCAATGGCCATGCACTTGGGTGGCTGCGTCCTGTCGAAGCGGTCCAGCCAGTACACCGCCACGCCCGGGTCGGCCGGCTGCCGCTGGTTCGACCGCGGCAGGCCGTCGAGCCGCAGCTCGAGGTTGGTGCTGATCACCAGGTCGGCGGCGTCGATGCCCATGCGCTGCAGCTCAAGGCGCACGCGGTCGACGCCCTCGGCTACGCTCAGCACACGGGTACTTTCGCCCTGGCCTGGATAGCGCACACGCCCCGACTTGCGGAACCGGGATTTATCGCGCTTGCCAGCGGGTGTGCGCTTCCAGCCTGCCGGCCAGGACAAAGGGGATGCGGGAATGGTCAAGGCTGATCCTCCTGCTTCGCCAAGGCGGCGCGCATCTGGTCGGCGCTGCCCTGGCAGGTGTTGATGAGGTCCGCGCACATCGCGCGCAGAGCGTGGTTCTCGGCGGTGACCCGCTCGATGTGGTCGGCGGCCATGGCCAGCTGCTGCCGGAGTAGGTCCTTGGCCGGCTGCTTCATCCGGCGCGGCTCGCGCGGGAAGAGCTGCGGCTTCATGCGGTGCCGCCGTTGACGGCCGCGCGCTCTCCGGTGAGGATCATTCCATCCACCGGGAGAGCGTCATGCCGCCAGAGATCAAGCGGGACTCGCTGAACACCAGCTACTACGGGCACGATATCCACATCGAGGCTTGGCAACCCGAGGGCGGCCTGGCGTTTGTGCACCTCATCGCTGCCGGGGACTTTCCTGAGCTCAAGAATCCTGACCTCGGGAACCACGCCACACTGGGCGAGGCGCTGGAGGCCGGTCTGAGTTTCGCGACGAGCATGCTCGACTACTAGACTAGCCCTCATGCGGCGCGGTCCTGCTGAAGGTCGATGGTCGCGAAGAGATCCGGCATGGACCTCTCGCGCTCGGCGGCCTGCAGGTACTTCACCCCGTCCATGAAGTAGGCGGTGGACAGCTCGGCGGCGCGGCCCTGGCGGCCCAGCTTCAGTGCTCGGTACGGCACGGTGAACAGCCCGCCGAAGGGATCGAAGACCAGCTCGCCGGCATTGCTGAAGCGCTGGATCAGCCGGTCGACGATGTCGAACTGCAGCGGGCAGATGTGGTTTTCCAGGCCGCGCCGAGTCTGCTCACCGTTGAGCGTCAGCATGCGGTTGACGTCGTGCCATACGTCCGGGTCATGGCTGCCCGGCGCCAGCGACATGAAGGTGGAGGGCAGTGCGCCGCGCGCCTCCAGCTCTTCGCCGATGCGCACGTGGGTCTCGTAGTCGTAGACCTCGCGCAGGCTGTACTCGGTGAACAGCTTTGCCAACTTGTCCGGGCCCAGCTGCGCCAGCTCGTCGGCCGTCAGCTGCCGGCAGCCGCTCGAGCGCCAGAACGCATGCGCATCCACCTGCCAGCGCGCCCGCGTGTAATCCGCCTTCTGCTTGCGGACCGGCTCATCGGCATAGCCGCGGCTGCGATCGGTCTGCGGCTTGTGCAGCAGCACGATGTACTCGGGCGAGCCCACACCCATCTTGGTGCCGTCCTTGCACTGCTCCGACCAGCCCAGCCGGTAGGTCTGGTTGTTCTCGCGCACCACGTCGGTCACGACCGTGATCAGGCCCATGTAGTCGAAGCCGTGCGACCGGTAGTGGAAGATCGCCTCCGCATGGAAGGGGCTGACCGTTGGCACGCCGGCGCCGGTGACCGCACCGAACTGGATCCGGTCCTTCACGTGGATGGCCGCGATCCGGCCAGGCTTGAGGATCCGCAGCAGCTGCGTGCTGAGGTGATCCATCTGCGCCCAGAAGTGCGCGTTGTCGTCGGTGTGCCCGAAGTCGTTGTAGCTTGGGCTGTACTCGTAGTGGTTGGCGAACGGGATCGAGGTCACGACCAGGTCGACGCTGTCGTCGGCCATGCCGCGCGTCTCCATCACGCAATCGTTGTTCGCGACTTTCCAGCCGGTTCCGCTGGCCTCGATCCGCTCCACGCCAATCGAGCGCTGAAGTACTTGCGCCATGGCGGCCTTGCTCAGGCCGTATTCCCTGATGATCTCGCTCATTTTCTCTACCATCTCCTCGTGGCGCGTCCACTTCGCTTGCAGGCTGGCTAGCACCTCGCGCTCGCTCTCGGCGTAGACGATCCACACCTCCACCGGGTGCGTCTGCTGGTACCGCTGGATGCGGTGAATGGACTGGATGAAGTCGTTGAACTTGAAGCCGATGCCGGCATAGACCGACAGGTGGCAGTGGCGCTGGAAGTTGCAGCCGCTGCCAGCGATGACCGGCTTGGCAGACAGGATCGGGATCACGCCTTCGCTGAAGTCGATGACCGCCTGCTCGCGCTCGTCCAGCTCCTGGTCGCCGTAAATGCTGACGGCGGCGGGGATGGCAGCCTGCAGCGCATGCCGCTCTGCCTCGAGGTCGTGCCAGATCAGCCAATGATCATCCGGCCTGGCGGCGACCACCTGCTGCACGGCAGCTACGCGCGCGCCGAGCGTGTCGCGCTTCTCCTTCGCGGCATTCTGCAAACCCATCGCAGCATCGCGGAACAACTTGCCCTGGCCATCTCGCTCGGCGCCGGCGGTGTTGTGGTCCACCGGCACCTCGACGTAATGCACTGTCAGCTCCGGAAGGTCATAGCCTTCGTCGCTGTAACCCAGGTCGGACGGCTTCTGCAGGAACAGCGCCCAGCTCGCCACCCATAGCCAGAATTCTTTTTCCTTGTGCGGGTACAGCGTCAAGTTGTTGGCCTGCGTGCTGTCGCGCTTGAACCAGCGGGTGAGGGCCTGGCCGGTGTCCATCACGCCCAGGAAGCCCGCGTAATGGATCAGCTCCTTGTAGCGGTTCGGGCTGGGCGTTGCCGTGGCGACGAACCGGTACCGGACTTCATCGAACAGGGTCAGGAACTGCTGATAGGTCTTCGATCCGAAGCTGCGCAGCACTGAGGCCTCATCGAGGCTGGCCGCAGTGAACAGGTTCGGGTCGAGCTTTCCGTCTCGCACGCTCTCGTAATTGGTCAGGTGGATGCCATCGAAGTCCGGATCCACCTCGGCGCTGGTGCGCACAAAGCGCGTTTCCAGCCCGAGCTTCCCGGCGTCGCGGCGGAACTCCTGGCGCACGCCCAGCGGCACCACGATGCCGACGGCCCCACCGGCATGGGCGCGCGCCAGCCGCATGATCTCCAACTGCTGCATGCTCTTGCCGAGGCCGAATCGCTGGAAGAGGGCACGGCGCCCGCCGGAGCATGCCCACACCACGCTGTCGCGCTGGTGCGGCTTGAGGAGCGGGTGCACGTCGTCGGGCGAGACGTCGAACCCGAGCGACGGCGCGACGCGGACCTTGCGCTCCAGGAACTCGCGATATGGGTCGGTCATGCCGCGCGCTCCTGTTGGGCCCAGGTGTGCGCCCGTTGAATGCTCCCGCCGATCCAGCGGATCACCGGCACCGCGAAGCTGTTGCCCAGCATCTTGTAGCGCGGGCCGTCAGCCATAAGCAGCGACCAAGTGCCCTCGCTTTCCTTGCGCCACCGTTCCGCAGGTCGATTCTTCGTGACCTTGCGAGCCTTGTGCCGGCCGGGAAGAGGGATCAGCGTCCAGTCATCCGCAGCGCCCTGCAGGCGCTCGCACTCGCGCGGCGTTAGCCGGCGAACCGCTGGGCCCTGGGCGACCGCAACCTGTCCACCCGCGTTTGCATGGCTACCTGCATGCCCCATCGCGCGCAGCGTCGGCGCCACGTCATCGGAGACGCTGCGTGCTGGGTCGCTGTCTTTGCACCCGAACGCTGTGACGGGAATCAGCGGCGTCCCGCGCCCGGTCCCGTCTTCGCTGGCATCGAAGCCCTCGGCACGCAAGGTGTGCGCCACCTCCTGCACAAGGAATGTTTCGCTTTCGAAGTCGAGCCGACCGCTGGCGCTGGCGCTGGCGCAAGCATTCAAGCAGGTTCCAACCTCAATCGGACCCGACGTGTTGTTGCCGCCGAAAGCCGTCAGTGGGATGTCGTCGGTGCTGTAGCCGCCACGCTGGCGAGCGCCGCCTGCAAGGCTTGCGGCAACGCTTTGTCGCGCTTCCCGGCCCGGCGCAGAATCCCCGCGCAGGCTGTCGCGCTCAAGAAGTACCGGGGGTCGACTGGCCCAGTCTCCAGTATCGAGGACAGCGAACACGCGGCGGCGCCGCTGCGCCACTCCGAACCACTGCGCATCAAGCACGGACCACTCGACGAGGCCGTTGTCGCCCAGCGCCACCCCTTCGTCGTTCCAGCCGTCGGCGGGGACAGTGAGCTCGGATCCTGCCAGCGCGCCAACCACGACAGCAAAGTCTCGGCCCTTGTTGCTGCTGAAGGCGCCGGGGACGTTCTCCCAGACGAGCCAACGGGCGCCGCAAAGATGTCGAGCTGCATTGAAGATCCTGAGTTGATGATGGAACAGGCTGGAGCGGGCGCCGGCCAATCCCGCGCGCTTGCCAGCGACGGATAGGTCTTGGCACGGGCTACCGCCAATCACAACGTCGAGCGGTCCCAGTGCGCGAATCTGCGCGTCGGTGATGTCGGTTACGCTCCCGAGATTGGGCACATGCGGCAGGCGGTGGCGCAGCAGCGCGCATGCGGCAGCGTCTATCTCAGCCACGCCCTTGCAGCGCCAGCCCAGCGGGGACCATGCAAGGTGTGCGGCTTCCATGCCCGAGAAGAGCGACAGGTAGTTCATCCTCCGCGTGCCTCCCGTTGCGCTTCGTCGCGTAGTTCCTGCAGGGCAGGCACGTGTGTCAGCCGCACCAATTCGTCGGTCTTGCCGGCGTCGCGTGCGCGGGCCAGTGCCCATTCCAGCGCGGCGAGGCGGTCATTCGGGTGCATGGTCATGCGGCAACTCCCATAGCGGCCAGGTCGATCTCGTCCACGCGATCGCGCAGCTGCCGGCGTGCGCGGCGCAGTTGCTTCGCGACGTACGCCGGCTCGTCCTTGGCGGTGAAGGTGAGCGCATGCATGTGCAGCGCGCTGGTGTGATCGCGGCGGAACATGCGCCAGGTGATGAAGGCGCCGTCGCTGGTCGGGAAGCGGCCCCAGGAGAAGCCGCCGTTGCGCTTCGGCGCGCGGCGAGTGGGGTGGCGAGTCATGCGTTTGCTCCTTCGCAGATTTCGATAACCCGGCGGAGGTCTTCGTCCGACATCCATCCGATGTGGCATTCGCGTGCGTCCAGACCGGTGCGTTCGCGCAGCCAGGCGTAGGCATCTTTTCGCTTCATACGGCCCGACTTCCAGCGTGGGTCAAAGGCCTCGTGCGCGCGCATCTTGAGTTGCCGCGTTTCCGCGTTGGCGAGGCGACCCATGCGCTTCTCGGTGCCTGGATGGCACCCCGACCACGCGCGGCACGGCATGCATGCCCAGAGTGGTTTCGCGAATAGGTCGGGGCGGTGCGGATACACCTCTCGGCCGGTCACGAGCTCATCGTCCTGGCCGCAGTAGGGGCAGGGGCGCGGATTCGAACGGTTCAAGCGGCATTCCTCAGCAGGTGAGTGCGCCGCACTGGGCCATGCCACAGCGCAGCGACGTTGTTGAGCCGGATCTGCTCGGGGTCACGGCGGATCGGCGCGAGCTTTGCCTGCGCCCGCTTGATGTCGTTCCGGCACGGCGCGCAGACGCTGACGATGCGGCCGCCCTGCATCGGGAACTGGCATTCGCGCAGGCGCCGCGCGCAGCTGGTGCAGGTACGCAACATCAGGCGGCCTGCTGGTAACTGTCGGTGGCGGCGCGCGCGAACACCTGCTGCATGGCGGCGAACATCGCCGGCAGCTGCGCGGCGTCGTACAGCTTCGAGGCGCGCTCGGTGGTCACCGGCAGGAAGCCCAGCTGCGCCAGGCCATCTGCGGTGATCGTCAGCGGGGCGATCTTGGTGTTGATGTCGCCGAGCTTGATGCGCACGACCTGGGCCGGCGCTGGCGCAGCCAAAGACTTCACCGCCTGCGAGAGAGCGGGGGAAAGGGCAGTAGGAGCAGCCGCCACCGGTGCCGACACGGTCGCCGGCGCGGAAACAGCGGGAGCAGGCGCGGCGGCAGCGGCACGTGCTGCCTCGGCCTGGTCATCGGCGCGACGCTGTGCGGCCGCGTGCTCCTGCTGCTCAATGGCCAGCTTGGCCGCCTCCTCCTGGCGGATCTTCTCGCGCTGCGCTTCCAGCCGCTGCTCATCGACGCGCTGCTGTTCGGTGATGCGCGCGGTGATCAGGTTGCGCAGATCCTCCGGTGACTTCGTGGCGCACAGCTGCACGCGGTCATGGAACAGGCCGGCGAAGGTGCCCATTTCCATTTCCAGCACGCGCACGTTGGCGCGCACGCGCTCTGCCTGCTGACTGGCGGCGATCTTGGCGTTGGCGGCAGCGGTGCCCACAGCGTCCTGCATGCTGCTGATCGACTTCTTGCCCTTGATCACCGCGCCAATGTCGGCCTGCAGCGTGGCCGGCACCGCCAGCGCGTGCGCATCGAGTCCCGCATTTATCGACGCGTAGTGATCCCGCACCGACTGCACGCCATTGGCGACGATTTGCGTCCGGCGGTTGTCCTTCTCGACCTTGACCAGCTTGTCCAGCTCCAGGCGCACGCGGCGCGCCTCGGCTGCCACCTCGTCCATCGTCCGGAACACCGCGTCGATGTCGGCGGTCTGGCCCAGGATCTGCTGCTTCGTGGCCTCCAGTCGCTCCTCGACGCCCTTGCACCACTTCACGGTCTGCTCTGCGTTGGCGAAGTCGTCGTCGGTCTGCAGCTCACGGTTGATACCGCTCAGCACAGCCATAGCCGATGCCCTGAACTCGGCGAGGTTGGACGCCGTCACCATGCCGGTCACTGCGATATGCAGCGCGGGAAGATGCTGCGGAGCGCGGCCGACGACAGGTGCCGGCAGCGGCTTGTCTTCGTAGCCGCAGACATCCCGCTCGAATTGCTCCCAGCCAGCCAGGATGCGCTCGCGCAATTCCAGGTTGGGCACGTACCAGCAGTGACGCTCCTCGATCAGGTTGCCTTCGGCATCCCACTCCGACGCCATGAAGAGCACACGTTCGCCACCGGACACCATCAGCTGCTGTTCCATCTGGATCTGGTGATAGACCGGCAGATCGGCGCCGGTGCAGCCGTCGGTCATGCACGCGCGTAGCGTGGCGTTCAACATCTTGTGCTCGAACAGCACATCGCCGAGCAAAGTCAGGCCGTCGAACGACGCAGACAGCTTTCCATCCACGCCGACGCACGGGTAGAGGTCTTCGCCGACGATCGTTTCTGCCAACGGCCGCGCGAGCGCCTCGAAGCGATGGCCGTCGTCGAAGATCTGCTGCAGGAACCAGCTGATCTCCGATTCAATGCCGGTCGCGCGGACCTTGAGCAACTCGCTGCGAGTGACGGAGGGGAACTCGCCCAGCATCACCGGCGCCTCACTGGCGTTGAGGTGGTTGGCGCGGTGCTGGTGCCACGCGTTGGTTCCTTGCTGGATGTTGATGGTCTTCATGCTGCCCTCGCGAAGTCTTGGTAGTAGTGGCGCGCGGCGTCGGCATAGGCCTGCTGCGCTTGCTCGGCCGTATCGAAAGTGCCGAGGTGGTGGAGTTGTTTGTTCACAGAGATCCGCGCCTGATAACGGCCGCTGGGCAGGACTCGGACTCCTTTCGGGGTTTCCTTGCCACGGTCCCTGCGCCGATTGGCTTGGTTCTGTGGATTCGTGGCGATGCGGAGGTTGGAGATTCGGTTGTCCAGCGGACAGCCGTTGATGTGGTCAAGGTCGCCGGCCGGCCACTCGCCATGGACGTACAGCCATGCCAGGCGGTGGGCTTTGTATTTGCGGCCGTCGATCTTGATGAGCACATAGCCCGTGGTGATCCCGCCAGCGATGTAGGCCTTCAACCCCGGGTGATACTTCGGAGGACTGGCCCACTCAAAGAGGCCGCTCACTTCGTCGTATGTGAGAAGTTCCTTCAGTCGCTGGCAGGTCAGCTCATTCACTGCTGGCCGTCCTCCGCAGCGGCGTCGCTCTGTGCCTCATCCACATCGGTGGGCGGATTGCGGATCTCCTTCAGCTGCTCGGCAGTGAAGCGCGCGCGCGTCTGCAACATCGCGATCAGGTCGTCGGCGGTCTTCTTGCCGCTGGCGATGATGTCCCACCACTTCGGTAGATTTGCGGCGAAGTCGGCTTCCGAGTACAGCGGTAGCTGCTGTTCCGCCTGGCCCTCGATCGCCGCGCGGCCCTGCTCACCAGCGGCAGCGACAGCGGGCTGGAAGTCCATGATCTCCTCGGCAATCGCAATGCCGCGCAGCACGTCGGTGAAGACGTCGCGCAACGCGAATGCACGCGCGCGCATCTGACGCATGCGCTTCGGGTACTGCGTCCACGGGCCGGCCTTGCCGAGCAGGCCCGCAGTCTTCGCGTCGGCCATGCTGAAGGTGCGAACCTCCTCAGCTTCGCCCTTGCGCTTCACACGGCAGGTCGCAGTGTCGCCGTTGTCGGTTTCGGTGACGTACTCGCACAAATGCGACGCCCTCACGATCGCAAGGACCGAGTCACCCCACAACGCTGGGCGTCCATTGATGATGGCGATGTTCTGGATCGCCTGGAGCGCCTTCAAACCCAGCTCCGCGCCCCACTGCATCGCGATCAGGCAATTCGCAGGCTTGCCCTTGAAGTCCTTCGGGACCAGGTCACTATCGGCGAGGTAATCGGCAAAGGTGAGCGCCTGCTCGAACGTCTGCGGGCTGAGGTCGAACTGCTGGCGCGGCTGGGAGATTTGCGTGCCCGGCTGCTGTGGAATGGTGGCGACTGCATTCATGGGCGGTCCTTGGGTTGAAGAGGTGCCGGCATGGGCGCCGCCGGCTGGCGATGAATGAGGTGCCCCGTCAAGCCGGGGCCACGCTGGGCTCGCTCGCGCCCTACGCGTCGGGGTGTGGTGGAGGGGTCGGTGCTGATCTCCGACATCAGGGCCATCTACGTTCCGCACGCGTTCGGAGTTGCCCCACACGCTTTGCGCATCAGCCTGCGCATTCCCTCCATAGCGGAGCGGCCTGGTCTTCGATACGACAGACAGGAACGCTCGTTGATCGCAGGCCGCTCCGCTATGGATAGAGGCCGGTCTTTCCCGGCGGTCAGCGGCGTTGCATCCGCGCCACTCGTTCACCCATGAGCTTTCGCTGGGGCCGGTCTTTCCCGGCTGTATAGGCTTTCGCCTCCCGCTCCTTCTTGCGCACGTATCGGCGGTGCGGGCGGTTCCCTTCCTGCCTTTAACGTCTGACCTTCGAGGGTCAATGCGCGGTGCGATCGCGTCCGTGGACACCTGCCACGGATCAGGGTTCGGGATCAGGCCGCGTCGGCGAGCGGGCGGTCTTCGACCTTGCGGTAGGGCCAGCGCACCGGGTCGGCCTTGATCACCTTGTTGAAGTGGCCACCCTTCGACTCAGCCGCCTGCAGCGCGGCGTAGTCCTCGGCGGTCACGTTGCCGTAGTGGTAGAGCGAGGTCGCTTCGCCCTTCCAGCTCTTGAAGCGCACGGCCAGCGTCTGGCTGGCGGCGTCGTGGCCGATCGCCGCGATCTGGCGGCTCTCGACGTCCTGCAGCGCGATATGCACAGGCGCGTTCATGCGGCAGCCTTCTGGCCGGCTTCGGCCAGGCGTGCGAGTTCGGCAGCGGCGTTTTCCGCGTCCTGCGCATCCAGCGTGTCGCTGCCGTCGGTCAGATCCTCGGCAGCGGCGCCGGAACGCTTCGGCGCGATCAGCGTTAGCAGGACGTCTTCGCGGATCAACGCTTCCGACAGCTCGGCCAGCTCCTGCGGCTCGACCTCGGCCGATGCGGTGAACGACATGGCCAGGCTGCCGCCTTCCTTCGGCTCGATCACGAAGCGCTTCAGCTTCACGTCGACCAGCACAATCGGCTCGCCAGCTTGCAGCAGGCCGGCCAGGTGCATCTCGAAGCCGGTGAACTCGTGGCTCAGCTTCAACGGCTCCAGCGCCGGATGCTTCACTGCGGTCAGGCCGTCGCCGCCGATCTGCGGCAGATCCTGCTGCTCGCCCTTGGCCGGCTTGCGGAACAGGTCGTGGCGCAGGGTCGAATCGAACGAGTCAAGCGCTTCGTTGCCGACGCTCAGCACGAACTTGATGTCGGCGGCCAGCTGGCGCTCTTCGCCATGGCGCTGGATGCGCTGGTTGACGTTGGCGATGGACGCCTCGTGCTTATCGAGTTGGAACATTGGATACCTCGTCGGGTGGTGCCGGCGCGCCGGCGGGGATCAACGGACGCCGCGGCGCGGCTGTTCGGGAAAGGAAGTGGAAGGGTCAACAGCCGGCGGCGGTTCTGCGCGGTGCGCACGTGCCCGGGCATTGCTCCAGCTCTGGGGCAGGTGCAGCGACAGCACGAAGCCGACAACCAGCACCGCCGAGCAGATGCCGTGCGCGCTCCGGACGTAGGCGAATAGCGTCAGCGCAGCCAGGAACAGCACCGACGCACACAGCCAGGCAAAGCCGGCGTAGCTGCGGCCGGTCACGAGAACACCACCTGGGCCAGTAGCGTCAGAACCGCGCCGATGACCATGCAGATCAGGGCGAACGGCACGTCCTCGCGCAGCATGTGGCGCTGAAATTCCTTCTCGTCCATCTTGTCCATCACGCAGCCTCCGGGCCGTCGCCGAACGCGGTCGCCGACTCGTCAGGCTCGCGAACGTGCTGCGATGCCTGCACCCGCAAAGGGCGCACGTTGTCGGGTCGGAAGGTTCGGGCCAGCTGACCGGCGACCACCGGGCCGTAGCCGCGCTCCGTGGCAATAGCGCGGACCAGGTCGGCGCCGCGGGCAGAAACAGGGAAGGGGATGACGGCGCTCATGCGGCCACCCGCCACGGCTGCGCAACGAACTTCGGCGGCTTCGCTTCGTACACCGTCAGGTAGTGCTGCACTGCCTCGATGCGCGAGCAGTCCACGTCATCCGTGCGGCTGTTGATCAGGTGCGACAGGTAGTCGGCGACGGCGGTGCGCAGGATTTCGGCCGCGCCGGCACCGTTGCCGGCCGCTACGTGGCTGGCAATCAATGCCAGCTGCTCGTCGGTCAGCTCGCCAAAGGCTTCGCTCAGGACATGGCCGGAGCGGTGCAGGGCACCAGCCAGGACGTCGGCACGCTCGTCCGACAGTTCATGCCGGCTGCAGGTCGCGCAGCCGCAATGCGGGTGGTACGGGTGGCAGCGGGTGCTGGACATCCAGAGTCTCCATGCCACTTCCCGGGACGGGATCCGGGTTCGTTGTGGCGTGGTGACAAGTTAGGCATTCCTACGAGTACTGTCAATAGGAATACCTAACTTTTTTTGCTGTGGCAAAAAAAAGCCCCGGTAGACCAGGGCTCCCATGCTTCAGAAATTACTTACCGGCAGTGCGCAGCCCAGTCGGACGCAAACTCCGCTTGCCCGACAGGATCCGTTCTACCGTCCATGATCGCGAGCCCAGCGCCGGTCCGATACATCGTGACGATGATGCGCTGGCGTACGTTGTCCATTGCGAGCGGTCCGGTCCCGGGTCGATTGAGCAAGATGGTGCTGCACACGTAGACGTTACCGTTGAGCCTCGTATAAGTGGCATTCTTCTGATCGAACTCGTGCCTCAAATCACTTGCAAGCTGGCGATCGATGACGCCCTGCGCGTCGGACACTGGGTTTTCAAGGATCCCGGCCACCACGGCCGAGAGAACGAAAAGCGCCACGATCACCCCCACGCCGATGACCATCCACATTACTAGCCTGGCAAAAATGCTGCCTTTCGCCGAAGCATTGTTGTGGTGTGCAACTGGAGCGATCACGGCTGAGGACGGCGGCGCGCCGCAACCAGGGCACGCGGCGGCTTTGTCGCTGACCTGCTGTCCGCACTCTTGACAAGAGACGAGCGCCATATTCGATCCTTCGATTTGTGGTTTTAGTAGGCTGGGGCGTAATCGGGGAGGCTCGCGCCAATCTCAGCCGCGTCGACGTAGCCATGCATCCGGTCGAGCAGGTCGTCCAATTGCGGCATCGTGAGATCGGATAGATAACTCGCGCGCTTTAAATCCAGAAAATGAGTGATGGCAGAGTGCCACCCGTATTGGTCCGCGATCCTGATGATGGACCTGACTTTGCGCGCCCGGGGCGAAGCGTCTACTGGAGGATGAAGCTGATCTAGTGGATCTATCGAGGGTAGGCCAGATTCGGCCAGCATCGTAGCCAGGTCCTCACGTAGCAATGCAATCGCGTCCATCAATCGGTTCCTATGGTCTCAAGAATTCCAGCAATCGCGGCCTGAACTGCATCCGCGGTTTCTGCCGTCAGAACGTGCTTGCCCTCGTAAACACGCTTGATCATTCGAGCCTTAAAGCTCGCTGGAACGCTTTTTCCACTGTCCCTGATCGCGCCCTCAACAACAGCAAGCACGGCCGTTAGTTTCTCGATATCTAGTCCCACAGGATGAGATTCGCGACGTGCGCCGCTTCGGCCCGTCATGATGAACTCGGGGCTGACGTCGAGAAATGAAGCCGCTGCGATCAGGTTGTCGCCCGAAATCATCTTCGTTGGCTTGCCCTGGCCAAACCAGCCGCTGACCGAGCCCGGCTGTATCCCGCACGCACGCGCCAAATCCGCCGGCTTTTTGCCAGCGGCGACCATTCTTTCATGCAGCCGTTCGGCCCAAGTCTCCATTAGGCAAGCCTAACCACCGGCGAAGTAGGAATGCCTATTGCCAAATGGGTAGGAATGCCTAACAATCGGTGCCCATGGACGCCAATCAAATCATCGATTCTCTGGGGGGCACGTTCGCGGTGGCCCGTCTCTGTGACGTAAAGCCACCGTCGGTCAGCGAATGGCGACGCAGCGGTATTCCCGCAGCGAGGTTGCAATACCTGCGCCTGGCCCGCCCCGACGTCTTCGGCCCAGCGCCAGCCAACCCCGAAGGGGAGGTGGCCGATGCTGCCTGACCGCTTCAATCCGCGAGTGCGACTGCGCGACTGGCTCAACAAGCCCAGCCGCGCCGAGCTGGCGCGCCCGTCCCAGCATGATCTGATCATCTCCACGGTCGCCAATGACGTGGCTGCTGGCCGAGTGAAGCGTGCATACGAGGCCAATTTTTCGGTCGCCGTGGATCGGGACAGCGGCCGGATTGAGGGCCTGAGGAAGGTCAGCGGTTCCGAGAGTGCAGGCAGCTGGAAACCATCTCGATGACTTCCATAGCCACCTGCTTTTGTACGCCGCTGAAGCCGGGAGACGCCACGGGGTCGTCGGCCGTCTCCGTTATGTCGTGCAGGGCTTCGATCAATGCCTGCGGGCTGTCGCCCCAGTGCCGCGCCATGGTGATGACCGCTGCTTCCAGGCCAAGGATTTTGCCCTTCGCAGAGGCGATCGCCTCGCCCATCTGCGGCAGTTCCTGCTCTACCAGTCTCAAGCGTTCTTCCATTTCCATGTCGCCCTCCTTGCGGGCTGTTCGTGTGGAAACAGCAGCCTACCGCACGGGGGGCGACGCCTCTTCGCTTCACGTCTCAAGCCTTCCGTAGCAGCCGAACGTCCATCCGTTCATTGACCCACCGCAGCGCGAACACGCTGCCTTTCCACCGAATGATCGTCGTGACATTCGGCGCCCGTTTCCTCGCTGCTCTGAGCCGTTTCTGTAGTGCGTCCATGGCGCACATCCTGGCCAGGGCAGGTGTCCTAAACCACGTTCAGGTATCCCGCCCGTGAACATCGCTGACGCAGCACATAAAACCGTTCTCGACTATCCAGGTGGCAGCGTGGCGCTGGCCACCCGCCTCATCTCCACCAACGACCGCGGCGAAGAGAAGCCGATGTCTGCGGCCGTTCTGCGCAGCAAGGTCAACCCGAACACGCGCACGCACCACCTCACCCTGGCCGAAGCCAGCGAGATCATGGGGTTGACGGCCGACTTCCGGATCCTGCACGCGCTAGCCGCAGAGCACGACTTCATCGTCCAGCGGGCCGACTCACCCGTCGCAGGCGATGTCATCGCAGCAATGCTCAAGGCGTCGTCGCTCAAGGGCATGTTGTCCGCGCTCATCTGCAAGGCCATGGAAGACGGGCGCATCACCCCGAACGAGGCGAAGGGCATCGCCGAACTATGCGGTGACCTGCAGGCCATGGTGGCCGAGGTAGCGCAGCAGGCCTGGTCGGCGGCGAACCAGAGGGCCGCGGCATGATCCTTCAGCTGCTTGAGGACTGGCGCCGTGAGCGCCGCATCCGCCGCCTGGCGGAGCTGCTGAGGAAGGCGCAGGGCGCCGGCAAGAAGGCAGTTGCACGCGCCTATTGGCTCGACATGAAGCGCGAATGCGAAAGCCGTAGCACCGGCCAGGTGAAGCGCATGGAGCGGGCAGGGCGCCTGGCATGACAGCAGCTAACTCAATCCGCTGGATATGCCCTGAGTGCACGAAGGCTCGTCGTACGGCTTTCTGCTGTGACTGTGGTGCCCGCGCACCCGATCCCTCGAGCGATACCGCCTCAATGCTGGACGAACTCAGGGCATTGGCGTTTTACCTCGAAACCGAGTTTGTGAAGACGCATAACTCTGGCGTCACATGGGAAAGCAAAGGCACCTACATCGAGGAGAGAACCGGCTATCAGATTGACGGTGTCAGGCGGGCCGCGGAATTTTTTCAGCGCGCATCCGTTCTGACAATGCGGCTGCAAGCAGTGAACTGGGCCATCGCTCAGATCGAGGCTGGCCATGCGTGACTACGCCAAGGTCGTGCCAACCATCTGGACCGGCGCCACAGGCAAGGCCCTTCGCAAGGGTGGGGTAGAGGGCATGGTCGTTGCCCTTTACCTGATGTCCTCGCCGGCCTCCAACATGCTCGGTCTGTACTACCAGCCGGTTTTATACATGGCCCATGAGACCGGCTTGGGCTTGGAAGGGGCTTGGAAGGGGCTTCGGCAGTGCATCGAAGCGGGGTTCTGCCAGTACGACGAGGACTCCGAGACCGTCTGGGTGATCGAGATGGCCGCGTTCCAGATCGGAAGCAATCTCAAAGCCTCCGACAACCGTTGCGCCGGCATCCAGCGTGAGTACGACGCGTTGCCCGAGAATCCGTTCCTATATGAGTTCTGGTGGAGATATCACCGTGATTTCCACATCCTCAGCCCGAGGGGTGAGGAAGCCCCTTTGGAGACCCTCCGAAGCCAAGAGCAGGAACAGGAGCAGGAACAGGAGCAGGAAAGAACATCCTCGCTTCGCTCGGATTCGTCCGCGTCGTTGACGCTGACCCCGCCGAGCCCGCCACCTGCTGACCTGAGCAAACGCAAGGCCGAGCGCATCCAGCAGATCGCCGAGGACGCGCGGGATGCCTACAACCGCCTGCTGGCCAAACCTGCTGGCGAGCTGACTGCATGCACCGTGCTGAACAAGCCGCGGCTCAAGGCCGTGGAGAAGGCGCTGCCGACGGTGCGAGCCATCTGTCGGCAGCTCTACGGCAACGAGCGCGTAACTGCCGAGTTCTGGACGGCGCTGTTCGAGACGGCGGCCGATGACGAATTCCATTCCGGCCGCAAGCCTGGCGGTGCCGGCCACGAAAGCTGGAAGCCCGACTTCGAGTATCTGCTGCGCGAGAACGTCATCGCGAAGCTGTTCGATCGGGCGATGACGGAGCACGCGGCATGAGCATGCACGACGACATCGAGCGCATGGCCGCCGAATACGGCGCGGAGCGCGGCGACCGCACTGATCAGCTCCAGCCGCTGCGCGTGCCGCCGAACAGCGTGGAAGCCGAGCAGGCTGTCCTGGGCGGCCTGATGCTGGTCAACCGGGCCTGGGACGACATTGCCGACCTGGTGGAGGAAGGCGACTTCTACCGCCGTGACCATGGGCTGATCTTTCGCGCCATTCGCGAGATGGCCGTTGCACAGCCGCGGCGCCCCTTCGACGTGGTAACGCTGGGGGATTGGTTCGAGGCCCAGGGGCTGCTCGACCAGGTGGGCGAGGGCGCGTATCTGATCGAGCTCGCCAACACGACGCCGTCGGCGGCCAACATCCGCGCCTATGCGGAGATCGTCGCGGACAAGGCGCGGTTGCGCCGTCTGATCCAGGTCGGCACCGATATCGCCAACGCTGGCTTCAACCCGGAGGGGCAAAGCAGCATCGAGCTGATCGGCTCCGCGCAGTCGCGCATCGGCTCGCTGATGGACAGCCAGCCTTGCGAACTTGAAGCGGTGGCGCCGGTGATGGATCGGGTGTTCGAGCGCCTGGGCGAGCGCTCACGCGACGGCGGCGGCATCCACGGCATCACCACCAGCATCGATGACCTCGATGATCTGCTTGGCGGGCTGAAGCCGGGCGGCCTATATGTGCTGGCGGCACGCCCGAAGATGGGCAAAACCACGCTGGCCCAGAACATCGCCGAGCACGTCGCACTGCACCTGCGCAAAGCGGTCGCGGTCTTCAGCTTCGAGATGCAGGCCGAGGAGCTGGGCGACCGCATGCTGGCTTCAGTTGGCGGCATCGACGGCAACCGGATCCGTTCCGGTGACCTGGATGACGTGGACTGGACCAACGTCACCAGCGCGATGCGCAAGCTGCGCGCGGCGGACATCTTCGTCAGTCGGCCGCGCCGCGCACGCGTCGAGCACGTCAGCTCGCAGGCACGCCGGCAGCACGCCCGCAAGCCGCTGGGCCTGATCGTCATCGACTACCTGCAGCTGATGGAGATCCAGGGCGACAACCGCGCCAATGGCGTTGGCGATATCAGCCGCGGCCTGAAGCTGCTCGCCGGTGAGCTGGGCGTGCCGGTGCTACTGCTGTCGCAGCTCAATCGCAAGCTGGAAGACCGCCCGGACAAGCGCCCGCAGCCTGCGGATCTGCGCGACTCCGGATCGATCGAGCAGGACGCCGATGCGGTGATCTTCATCTACCGCGACGAGGTCTATCACCGCGACAGCCGTTGGAAGGGCACGGCCGAGCTGATGGTTCCGCTGCAGCGCAGTGGCCCGCCGGGTGACGTGCGCGTGCTCTACATGCCTGAGCGCTTCAAGTTCCAGAACCTGCCGGAGTACTGGCAGCCCGCGCCAATCGAGAGCGATGACGGCAAACCCGTGCCGCGCCCCCGCGGCTTCCGCAGCCTCACTCCGCGCGCGCCGCGGCAGGACGTCGACGCATGACCATGACCGCAGCAGCGAAGAAGATCCGCGCCAAGCGCGCATCGCGTCCCATCTATGCGCTGATCGAGCGCGTGGTGGTGCTGGACACCGGCGAGGAGCGGCTCGCTCTGCTGGCAGAACATCCAGTCGACCGCGAGCTGATGAAGCAGCGCGGCTATCGGCGCGGGCAAGAGGTGCGGCTGGAGATCAAGGCGCCGCGCGACGCTTGGCGCCATCGGCTGCTGCACAAGATCGGCCAGCTGATGGTCGAGAACGTCGAAGGCTGGGAAGGCCTGGACAGCCACGAGGCGATCAAGCAGCTGCAGCGCGAGGCGAACGTTTGCTGCGAGCAGATCGATATGGACGCCACGCCGGTGGTTGCCGCAGTGCTTGCCGCGTCAGATGCAGCCTTCCGTCCTGGTGCCGCGAAGATGCTGCGCGAAGTCCTGCCGAGGATCGAAACGATCCCCGTCACCGTCGCACGGTCGCTGGCGTTCGATTCGATGGATGAGGACGAGTTCCGCCGGTTGTTCGAGGGCATCACGCACCACATCGGCAAGACCTATGCGCACGTGCTCATCAATGACGTGCTGGCCGAATTCTGGCTGATGGCCAACGGGCAGGGCACACAGCCGGCGCCTGCGCGGAGGGCTGCGTGATGTCATGCCTTCAGAGCAAGGGAAAATCTGTGTTTGCGTCGCCAAGCATCCCGGAGAGATCTGGCTTTGATGAGCCTTTTCTCAAACAAGCCAATTGGATCTTCGAATCGTGCGATGAAGTGCGGCCCGTTTTTGTTGGACAGCTCGCGGAAGTTGTTCCATTGGCGAATGATTTCCTTGGAGCAGCTACTCATTCTCACCAGATCGGGCAGAAGAAAAGGTGCAGCGGTCGTCGTGGCGCGCACGGCGAGATCAGCATCCAGCGCAACCACTTCGGCTGGAACAGGAGGAAGGTCAGTACCGTAGGCATAGTGGGGGAGGTGCTGCCTGATGAAAGCAATATATTGCTCGCAGAGGACGCCGGCGACTTCCATCGCATTGTCAATTCGGTCGAGCTCTTCAAGCCGCTTCATGCGAATGGGCACATAAAGCGCAAGCGCAACAGCCGCAATCGAAAGAATTGTTTGCGCCCATGCTGCCCAAACCTCGGGTTTGAGGCATGGAGCGCCGATCAGCCACGGGCAGTAGGTCGGGTCTGCCATAACGTTCCTTTTGAGCTTGGATCCGCATCGTGCCCCGCATACCGGATGCGGGCAAGCGCGAGGGCTGGAAGCTAATGCGCCGGGCAATCAAAGGCGCGAATAGGTCTGAGCGGGCCTACCAAGACGCCGCGCGTGCACTCGGTTGCGTCGTCTGCCGTTGGCGTATTGCCGCCGGCCTGCAGCGGCCGGTCCAGTGCGGACCCACACAGATCCACCACCGCAATCTGGGCGATCTACACGGCCAGAAGCAAATCGGCCAGCACGCGGTCGTCGCGCTCGGCGCCTGGCACCACGACGGCGACCAGATGCCCGGCATGACACGCGACCGCATGCGCGAGGTCTTCGGACCCAGTTTCAAGCACCACGCCCGCGAGTTCCGCGCCTGGACGTTCGACGTCCTGGGCGGTCGCGGCACTGAAGCCTGGCAGGACTACCAGGACCAACTACTCAACACCACGAGGGCGGCATGAACCAGCATCAATACGAACAGGCAGTGGACACCGGCCGCCGCGCGAGACAGGCCGGCAAGAAGCGCGAACAGTCGCCGATGTACGGCATGGGCGACGATGGCCGGCTGCAGCGCGAGGCATGGCGCGAGGGCTGGGACGAGGCAGATGCGGAGCGGAGGCAAGCGGCATGACCACCACGCCGATCCGGTTCGAGGGCAAGGTGTTCGGGAGCGTGGCGGAGTTCTCCGCGGCTTACCCGGCCTATGCCCGCTGTGTTGAGACCATCCGCGACGGCGCGGAAACGATCGCGGAGGTGGAGCGCCGCGTCGCAGCCGGCAAGAAGAAGGCATTCGCCAGCACGCGCGCTCGCGCACAGAAGGCGTACGCGCTGAAGACGGGTGCCCGATGACCCTGCGCGTGACGTTTGGTATTGACCCCGGCATGTCCGGCGCCGTGGCCGCGCTGATCGATGGTGAGGCTGGCCCGATCCTGGACATGCCGACGATGACGGTCGGCAAGAAGCAGGAAGTGGATGCCCGCGCGATCGCGGTCTTCATCCGCGAGATCCGCAGCCAGCATCCCGGCGCCGTTTTCGCCGGCTGCGTGGAGCGGGTGCGCGCGATGCCTCCCAAGGATGGCCGGCAGGCCGGCGCGCAGTCGTCGATGAACTTCGGCGAGAGCTACGCCAAGGCGAAGACGGTGCTCGAGGTGATGGGCATCCCCTTCAGCCTGGCCGAGCCGGCGAGCTGGAAGCGCCATTTCGGGCTGATCGGTCAGGACAAAGAGGCATCCCGACAGCTGGCCATCCGCAGGTTCCCCTCAGCAGCGCCGCACCTCACGCTCAAGAAGCACAGCGACCGCGCAGAAGCGTTGCTGATGGCCCTGTGGCACGAGCAGAAGCACCAGCCGGGAGCCCTCGCTGCATGACGCTCAACCCGACCAACCTGAGCCGGCCGGAGGCGTATTACGAAAAGCTGCTGCGGAAGCGGTACGCAGCAGCGGTGCGCAAGCGCGGGCTCTGCGCGTTCTGCAGCTGCCGCGACCGCACGCTGGGAATCGTGCACTGCAAGGGCAACGAGAGCCGGCAGATGGGGATGTGCCAGGACGACGGCAGGCTGCCGCAGTTCCGGCTGGATGATGAAACGTTGGAGGAATTTCGCCATGCGGCGTAATGAGGATCCGCTGCTCGATGAGCTGCGCCGCTGGGGATACGCCCACGCAAACCGCTACACCCTGAGCCGCGCTGACCGCAGCCGGCACGTGCTGGAGAACGCCAAGGACTACGCGCCCAAGACGGTGGAGCAGGCCTTCTGCGAGCTGGTGGAGCGCGACGGTCGCCAGCGGCGACGCTTTATGGCCGAGCGGGCAGGGCTGACGGCGCTGGGCGAGATCCCGGCATGGGCCGTTGACCCGATCCGCGCGCGAAACGACGCCGACCGGCCGCACGACAATCCGGAGGTCGCCATCGACATCGGTATTCCCGATGACTTGCGGTGGATCGACCGGGCGCTAGCGTCGATGTCCAGGCAGTTCCCGCTGCGAGTGCTGGTGGTGCGCGCCGAGTTCACCGTGGCTGCAAGTCAGGGGGTGAAGGCCCGGATGGTGGCGGAACAGTATGGCGGCTCGATATCGATATGGCAGTACCGTCGTGAGCTGCAGCGCGGTATAGACTTCATGGGCGGCAGGATGGCCGCCTAACTGGAGGGTTTGCAGCGATGTCGAGTAATGCGGAGATTGCTAGAGACTTGTTGGTGGCAAGCATTGGGAGGGCAGGGGGCTCGCACAACGGAGATTGGATCGCTGAGCAATTCAAGATCGTGCTGAAAGGTGTTGCCGCAGCGGTGCAAGAAGATGACGATCGTCAGCGCGATATCAGACGCGAGCGCGCGAACCGCTGAAGGCCATTGACAAGTTGCACAATCAAATGCCCTAATTCTGCAACTGTCAAAAACTCCCTTCGAAACCCGGCCAGGCGCCGGGTTTTCGCGTTTCTGCGGGTCCAGATGAGCCAAACGGGGGCTGATCTGGGGCAAGCACCGGAACCTGCCGGTGGCCCGCGCCAATTCGCCCGATCCCCTCGCCAGATCAAGCAATGCGCCTCGCTGGACCGCGGGACGGGCACCTATTCGCGTTTGCTACGCCGCCATCCGGCTGCGCGGCAGCCTGCTGGCATCGTCGTGAGACGCCCGGGAATCGGCTGTGTAAGGCAGCTGCCGGAGCCGTAACCGGCCAACTATTCAACCTGGAGATGTGACCATGCCGGTCATCACGCCTGAACAAGCTGGTGGCCGCAATGTCGTGGCCTTTATGGACATGCTCGCCTGGTCGGAGGGCACCGACAACGGTCGGCAGCCGACCAAGGACCGCGGCTATGATGTTTTAGTTGGGGGCGGCCTGTTCCAGGGCTACGCCAATCACCCCCGTGTGCTGGTGCCGCTGCCGAAGCTGCGCATCTCATCCACAGCGGCGGGCCGCTACCAGCTGCTGCAGCGCTATTACGACGCGTACCGCAAGACGCTGGGGCTGTCGGACTTCTCGCCGCTGAGCCAGGACAAGATTGCACTGCAGCAGATCCGTGAGCGCAGGGCGCTGCCGCTGATACAGGCCGGCAAGATCACAGAGGCGATCGCAAAGGTGTCCAACATCTGGGCGAGCCTGCCAGGCGCTGGCTACGGCCAGCACGAGCACAAGCTGGACAACCTGCTGGCGGCGTACAAGCGCGCTGGCGGCAAGGTCGGGAGCGCATGACCATGCCGGATCTCGACGACGCGGGTCTGCTGCAGGCCGAGCGCGAATCGCTCGGCGAAGCGGTGGTGCTACTGAAAGAGGTCTGGGGCCTGACGCAGCGGCCGCGGCGCGATGGGCGCAACGTGATCCGTCTGGGTTACGGGCGGGCGATCGAGCAGCGCGACCAGAGCGAGCAGGTGGCCACCATGGAACTCACCGAGGATCTGATGGTGGCGCAGAACCTGCTGCGCGGCCGATTCTTCGAGTTGCTGAGCGTCCACCCAGAGATGCGGCCCTCGCTGCCGTACATCATCGCAATCGCCGACATCATCGGCGCCGAGGCAGTGCGCAGTAGCAGCGAATTGTGGGCGGCGGCCCGGATGGGTGACTGGGTCGAATTCGGGGCAGTGATCCAGGAATTCCGCTGGGAAAGCTTCTCGGCTGCCACTGAGCGCGATAAGCGCGCGGTGAGCCGCTTGGTCATGCGGCTGGTAGTGGGAGCAACCAGGAGCGCGGAATGATCCTTCCCAAGATCATCCGTTCCGTCGGGCTTGAGCCGGTGCCCGACCTGCACAACTGGCACAAATGGTGGTCGGCAAAGCTGGACGCCGCTGCGCTGATGGTTGGCTCTGTGGCGGTGGCATACAGCCAGTTGCCGGACGACTGGCGCGCGGCCCTTCCACCGTGGTCTCTGACGGCGCTGGCCGGCGTTGGCCTGGTGATCAAGTCGGCGTCGCTGATCCTGCGCGGTGCCAAGCAGCCGTCGCTGGAACCGAAGCGACCGGCCGATGAGTGACCGCTGGGACCGCGGCCTGCCGCCTCCACGCGATCCGCCTGGCTGGCTGATCACCGCCTTGTGCGGCCTGCTCCTGGCCGTGCTGGCCTGGCTCTGGATCTCCTACACCAACGCAAGGATCTGACCATGCGCATCATTAAGCAGGGCTGTCACCCCTCGGTGGGTGACATGCACGAGAGCACCTGCCGCACTTGCGGCACCGAGTTCGAGTGGAACACCAACGAGGCCGTTCGCCAGCCCGACCAGCGCGAAGGCGACTACTTCAAGATCGCCTGTCCGCTGTGCGGCGCCACCGTGACCAAGGCGGTACCGGAGCCGGGGGCGTGAACCGGATCGCGATCGCCATTGTCGCGACCCTCGTGTGGTCGGGTGCCATGATCGGTGTCGGCTGGGCCTGGCGCGGTGACCGCGCCGAGGTTGCCACCAGCGAGCAAAGGGCCGGCGCTGCGCTCGGTGCTCTGGCCGGGGAGCAGGCCGCCAGGGCCATCGAACAGCAGCAGGCCGAGACTCTATCCAGCATTGGAGAGAAGCATGAGCAAGACCGCGAGACGGCCAAGGCCGTCCCTGACGCTGTTGTGGCTGACCTGCGCAGCGGTGCTCTCAAGCTGCGGGACGGGTGGGCCAGCTGTGAAACCCAGCGCCTCGCCGAAGCTGCCGCCGGCACCCGCGAACGTGATGCGGCAACCCAGCGCCGAGAAGAATTTGCGGGCGCTGTTGTTCGAGTCGGAGTCGATTCCGACGACCAGCTCCGCGCCTGCCAAGCCGTAATCCTTGCTGATCGAGCTGCAGGCACCTCCCCGTGACCTATGTCCAAGACCAAGCCCGGGCGCCGCAGTGCGCTCACACCTAAGCAGCAGCGATTCGTCGCTGAGTACCTGAAAGACCAGAACGCGGCGCAGGCCGCTGTCCGCACCGGCTACAGCGAGAAAACTGCCAAACAAGCGGGGTCGCGGCTGCTGAATATCCCGGCCATCGCTGCAGCAGTGCGCGCCGGCCAGAAGCGAGTTGCAGCCAAGGCTGAGATAACCGTTGAGAGCCTGATGGCAGAACTCGAGCAGGCGCGCCGCATGGCGCTGAAGGAGAAGCAGCCCAGCGCCGCGGTCACCGCGACCATGGGTAAGGGCAAGCTCGCCGGGCTGTTGGTCGAGAAGCGGCATCACACCGGGGCGATCGGCACCTACGACCTGAGCAAGATCACTGACGATGAACTCGACCGCCTTGAACAGATCCTCGGTCCGCTTGCCGACACTGGCGGAGATCCGAGCGGAGAAGGCGAGGCGGGCGGCTGAGCAGGAGCGGCAGCGCGTCGCCAGGGACGGTGAACGTATCCGGGAGCGCTCGAAGACGCTGGCCGGATTCATCCGCGAGGCATGGGCGGTATTGGAGCCAGCGCAGCCCTACGTCCACGGCTGGCACATCGATGTGCTTTGCCAGCACCTGGAGGCGATTACCGACGGGCAGATCACACGGCTTCTGATCAACATCCCGCCGGGCACGATGAAGTCGCTGGTGGCCAGCGTGTTCTGGCCAGCCTGGGAATGGGGCCCGCGGGGCCTCCCATCGACGCGCTACCTGACGACCTCCTACGCGGAGAAGTTCGTCAAGCGCGATAGCCGGCGCATGCGCGACCTGGTGCAGTCGGAGTGGTACCGCAGCCTGTGGCCGGAGATTGAGTTGAGCCGGGCGGGGGAGATGTCCTTCGCCAACACCAAGATGGGCAACCGCGAGGGCATGGCTTTCGCGAGCCTGACGGGCGGTCGCGGCGATCGGGTGATCATCGACGACCCGCACTCAACGGAGACAGCGGAAAGCCCTGCAGAGCGCGCCACGACGACTCGCATCTTCCGCGAGTCGGTACCGACGCGACTCAACGATCCCGAGCGCAGCGCGATCGTGGTCATCATGCAGCGCCTGAACGAGAAAGATGTGTCGGGTCAGATCCTGGAGCTGGGGCTCGATTACGAGCACCTCATGCTTCCGATGGAGTTCGAGCCGGCCCGGCGCTCCAGCACCAGCATCGGGTTCCGCGATCCACGTTCGTACGAGGGTGAGCTGCTCTTCCCCGAGCGCTTCCCACGTGCAGTGGTGGACCGTGACAAGAGGGTCTTGGGCAGCTACGCAGCGGCTGGGCAGCTGCAGCAGCGCCCGGCGCCACGCGAGGGCGGCATCTTCAAGCGAGCCTGGTTTGAGGTGGTGGAGGCCGCGCCGGCGATACCCGCGGTGCGAAAGGTGCGCCGGTGGGACTTCGCCGCAACGGACCCGAAAAAGCAGACCAAGCCCGGCGATCCAGATTGGACAGTCGGCCTTCGTCTAAGCGAGATGGACGGCACCTTCTACATCGAGCATGTAGCGCGCGACCGCGTGTCGCCTGCGGGCGTGGAGAAGATGCTGAAGAACACTGCCCTGCAGGATGGGCGACTGATCAAGCAGCGGCTGCCGCAGGATCCGGGCGCCGCGGGCAAGTCGAACGCCGCATCACAAGTGAAGCTGCTGGTTGGCTGGGACGTCCGTGCATCGCCGGAAACCGGCTCCAAAGTGGAGCGCGCCACGCCGGTCGCGGCGCAGGCAGAGGCGGGCAACATCAAGCTGGTTCGTGGGGACTGGAATGAAGCGTTCCTCGAGGAGATCTCTACCTTCCCCAACGCGGCACACGACGATCAGGTCGACGCGCTGTCCGGCGCGTTCGCTGAGCTGCTGATGGGCAGCACCTACAACCTTGGAAACGCACTCTGATGGGCAAGCTCGCACAATTAAAAGACGGGCTGGTCAATCTCGTGGCCAACCTGGGCACCGCTCGCGACAAGGCTGCGGCCTCGGTATACGGCTTGCCGCTGCTGTCCGACGTCGAAGCATCTAACGCCTACCGCGGCACATGGCTGGCCCGCAAGGTCATCGACATTCCGGCGATGGACAGCTTCCGGAAGTGGCGCGGCTGGAGTGCTGACAAGAACCAGATCAGCGCAATCGAAGAAGAGGAAAAGCGGCTGGGCGTGCAGCAGAAGATGCTGGCGGCAATGATCTGGGCGCGACTGTATGGCGGCGCGGCGCTCTACCTAGGCACTGGGTCCTCTTCGCCAGGCACGCCGCTCGTCGCCGAAAGTATCGGTAAGGGTGGCATCCGCCACATCAACGTGCTCTCCAAGCGCGTACTGCAGGCGGGTGAGCTGGACAGAGATCCGGAGTCCCCTGGGTACGGCCGCCCGACGTATTACACGCTTACGACCGAGGGAGCAGGTCAGACCACTATCCATCCTTCCCGGCTAGTGATTCTGCATGGTGCGCCGCGCCCTGATCCAGAATCAGACGGTGGCGCGGATTTCGCTTGGGGCGATTCAGTGCTGTTGGCGATCAGCAGGGCGATCAAGGATGCGGATGCCACCGCTGCCAACATCGCTTCGCTGGTGTTCGAGGCGAAGGTCGACGTCATCAAGATCCCCAACTTTATGGCGATGCTTGCAGACAAGGCATATGAGGAGCAGGTGCTGCAGCGTCTGCAACTGGCTGCGATGGCGAAGGGCATCAACGGCGCGCTTCTGCTGGACGGTGAAGAGGATTACAGCCAGAAGTCGACAAACTTCGCCGGCCTCACCGACATCCTGATGGCCTTCATGCAGCTGGCGTCAGGTGCTTCGGATATTCCGATGACGCGCCTACTCGGGCAGTCACCGGGAGGGATGAACTCGACGGGCGAGAGCGATCTGCGGAACTACTACGACCGCATCAGCAGCAACCAGGAACTGGTGCTGACGCCCTCCATGCAGCTCATGGATGAGTGCCTGATTCGGTCTGCCCTTGGCTCTCGGCCCCCGGAGGTGTTCTACAGCTGGCGCAGCCTGTGGCAGACCAGCGACACGGAGCGCGCCACCAACGGCAAGACGACGGCCGACACGATCAAGACCCTCGCCGACACCAAGCTCATTCCCGACGAGGTGCTGGCCGAGGTGGCGGTAAACATGCTGACAGAGGCGGGCGTTGCGCCCGGCCTGGAGTCGGCAATGGACGACTTCACGAAGGAGAACCCGGACTGGCAGGAGGAGCAGGCGGAAGAAGAGCGGGCGGCGGCGCAGCTGGCTGCCACCGCGAAGAGCGAGGGCAACGCGCTGAACGACGCGGAGCCACGCTCGCTCTACGTCAGCCGGAAGGTGGTCAACGCCGAAGAGATCACCGCCTGGGCGCTTGGCCAGGGCATGACGGATATCTCTGACGATCTGCACGTGACGGTGGCTTATTCGCGTCAGGCCTTCGACTGGATCAAGGCGGGCAATGCGAGCGAGTGGAGCGCCGATGGGAATGCCGAGCTGATCATCCCACCCGGTGGCCCGCGCGCCACTGAGCCGCTGGGCGGTATGTCGGCGGTGATCCTGTTCGCATCGACGCAACTGGCGTGGCGGCATGAAGAGATCATCCGCGCCGGCGCATCGCACGACTATCCGGACTACACGCCGCACATCAGCCTGACCAAGACGCCGATCGACCTGACGTCGGTCGAGCCATATCGCGGCCGAATCGTGCTGGGCCCGGAGATCTTCGAAGAGCTCGACGACGCCTGACCGGCAGCATCAACAACTGAAATAGGAGAGCGCGCCGATGGCGTTGCAGAGTCAGTACCCGACGACGATGGAGCCGGGTCTGCCCGGCGCGCTCGTTGATATGCGGCGCGCCGCGCTTACATACCGCAACGTTGAGGATGCAAGTGGTATCGCTTTCGGCGTGCCGGTATATCAAGGCCCGAGGCGCAAGGGCATCACAGCTACCGGCACGCCAGCGACGTTCGTTGGGTTTACGGTGCTGGATCGTTCTGCAACGGGGCCGAACGGTTACCCGCAATACGACGAGGCGCGCGTCGCCCTCTGCGGCGCGGTGTGGGTAGTGGCACCGGGCACTGCGGTGCTGGGTGCGCCGGTGGTTTTTGCGGGGGTGACGCTGCCGGGCGCAAAGTACGCGACCGCCGGTGCAACTGGCGCATTGGTGGTGGTCGAATTCGTCAAGGCTGAGGACGCCGGCACACCGGTGCCGCAGCAACCCGTGGTGACGATCAGCGGTTCGCCGACGACCACCGAGGGCGGGGCCCTGGCCTTCGTCGCAACGGCATCACCGGCGCCATCTGCAGATCTGGTGGTGGGCCTGAGCTACGGCGGTACGGCGACCCGAGGCGCTGACTACACGGCGCCGAACACCGTCACGATCCTGGCGGGGCAGGTCAGTGCGCCGATCAACATCGCCACCATCGATGATTCGGCGGTGGAAAGCACCGAGACGGTGGTTGTCTCAGTCGTGGCCGGCAGCGGCTACGCATTGGGCGCCACGACCAGTGCCACCGGGACGATCACCGACAACGATGCGCCCCCGGCATCACAGGCGCTGCGATACGCATCGTCGGGCAACGTGGTGCACAACGGAGGCGAAACCCAGAACAGGCGCGGCGTGCAGATCCGGTGGCCGTATGTACTCGGATCTGGCGACCTGACCGAGCTGCGAATCCTGCTCGACAACTGGCGGCTGGCGTACAGCACCAACCAGATGATCAACGCGGGCAACACGTTGCCGATCCAGGGCGCGTCGCTGGAGATCGGCGGTGTGGTCCGGCCAATCACGTTTGGCGGGCAGCAGAGCACCACGCTCTCAGATGGCGCAAACGACGTGACCAGCGACGCGCTGGTGCCCGCTGACTTCGGCTTGCAGTCCTTCGCGCGCGGCTCGCTCGCCTACGTGAAGCTGCTGGTGATGTTCGACTCGGCATCGGCATCGTTCCTGTGCAACAGCTCTGCGCGTGCGGTGTCCCAGTCGGGTGCCCGGGTGGCCTGGTTCGATCCGACAGTCACCACCAGCAGCGACGTCTATGCCGCTGGCCAGTGGTCCGCCACCGGGACCGCGGTCGCCAGCCGCAGCAATGGCTACGTGCCCAAGCTGATCGGCAGGCATGCTGCCGCGGCAAAGGTCTGGATCACCCTGGGCGATTCCATCTCGCAGGGCACCGGCGATAACGGCAGCACCAATCGCGTCGCTGGCCTGGGCTGGATGTCCCGCGCAACCCGCGATGCGGCGGACACCGACGCCAGCCAGGTCGCTTACATGAGCATGGCGGTGCATGGCAGCGCCAGCACATTGCCGGTCGCTGATGCGCGCTTCGCCACGTTGGCTAAGTACGCGACGCACGCAACCGTTATGTATGGCACCAATGACATCGGCAACAGCGGTAACGGGACGACGTTGGCGGTGATGCAGTCGCGGTTGGGCGCGGTGTACTCCCTGCTGCGTAACAACGGCATCCAGAAGATCCTTGCCGGACATCTGCTGCCGCGAACCACATCGACGGACAGCTGGGCCACGGAGGCAAACCAGACCTACTCGGGCGGCGCTGGCGGCTGGGACGGTACCGGCATTCCTGCGCAGCTCAACGCTTGGCTGACATCGCAGGTCGGTACCGGTGTCGATGCTATCCAGCATTGGCAATCGATCCGCGGCAGCGATGAGCTGAAGTGGCTGGTTAACGGGTCCGCCAACTACGGCACCACCGACGGCACGCACCCGACCACGGTGGCGTATGGGCTGATGGCTACCGACATCCGCGCGCAGATGGCTGCGCTGTAACAGCAACCACAACGGCCGCCCGCGAGGCGGCCTTTTCATTTTGGAGCCACGCATGTTCCTGACAGACCGCGTCTCGGTGTCGAAGCCACGGCGCACCGCGGATGGCTACCTCGTGGCTGAAGCATTCGTCGCGCGCTCGGGCATCCAGGACTACTTGGGCAGCGAGCTCGGGCGGCCTGACCTGGAGGTGGTGCGGTTGTATCGACCGCCGGAGGAGGTGTTCTCCGACGAGACGCTGCGCAGCTATGCGCACCGGCCCATGACGAACGACCACCCGCCGGAACAGGTCAACGCAGACAACTGGAAGAAGTACGCGGTCGGCCAGACCGGCGACGAAGTTGCGCACGACCAGACGCGCGTGCGCGTGCCCTTGGTCTTGATGGATCAACAGGCCATCACCGACTACGAGGCCGGCAAGCGCGAGCTGTCGCAGGGCTATTCCGCCGAGATCGACTGGACAGCTGGAACCTCGCCGGAAGGCGAGCACTACGACGCGGTGCAGCGAAACATCCGCAACAACCACCTGGCCCTCGTCCGCCGTGGCCGGGCCGGCTCGCAGTTTCGCATCGGGGATGGGCGCGCCCCCGGTGGAAAGGATCGCGCCGACAACCCAACGAGGAACAACACCATGAGCAACACCAACACCCGGACCGTCATGGTCGATGGGCTGCCGGTCGAATGCACCGACGCCAGCGCCATCGCCATCGACAAGCTGCACCGCCAGCTCAACGACTCCAACGCAGCTGCTGCGCGCCAGGCAACCGACCACACCGCAGCGCTGGCGCTCAAAGATGGCGAGATCGCCAAGCGCGACGCCACCATCGACGACTTGCGCACCAAGGTGCTCACCGATGCCGCCCTGGACGAGCGTGTGCAGGCGCGAGGCGACCTGCTGGCCACGGCCAAGGCAATCCACGACGCCGACTATCGCGGCAAGAGCGATGCAGACGTTCGCAAGGCCGCCGTCATCGGCAAGCTCGGCGACGCCGCCATCGCCGGCAAGGGCGACGCCTACATCGAGGCGCGCTTCGACATCCTGGCCGACAGCTGCAAGCCCAAGGACCCCGTTGTTCAAGCACTGAAGGACGGTGCCGGCTTCCGCACCGTCGTGCGGGACAACGGCTGGGCCGCGTCCGTGGCGGGCCTGGACTACCGCACCCGCAACCAGAAGGAGGGCTGATCCATGCCTTTGCAAACCACCTATCCGGATACTCAGCCGGTCGCCACCGCCGGTGCGCAGGCAACCATGCTGCCGGCGACGATCATCTCGCGCGATGTCGAAGACGTCGCCGGCATCGGCTTTGGCAAGGCCGTCGCTCAGGGCGCTACCGCGAAGGGCATCACCGCATTCGGCGGCGCCAATCTCAAGTACGTCGGCATCACGTTGCTGGACCGCTCGGCCACCGGCCTGGATCTGTTCCCCCAGCGCGCATCGGCCCGCGTCATGACCAAGGGCGACGTGTGGGTAGTGGCTGCCGTGGCGGTTGCCGCCGGTGATCCGGTGTACGTCACCGCTGCCGGCGCCTTCACCAACGTTGCCACCTCCAATACCGCCATCACCGGCGCCCGCTGGGACACCAGCACCACCGCGGCAGGCCAGTTGGCCGTCGTCCGTCTCGGCTAAGGAGCCAAAGCAACATGAGCGCAATTCCACTGTTGGACGCCCAGGTCACCCTGGGTTTCATGGTCGCGCAGACGACCATCATCGAGCCCGGCGTGTACCGCACCGTCTACCCGGACATCCAGTACCGCGACCTGATCCCGGTCGACACTTCCGGCAGCGAGTTCGCCACGTCGGTCACCTACTACTCGCAGGACCAGTACGGCAAGGCTGACTGGATCAACGGCAACGCCGACGACATCCCGAAGGCCGGCACCAACCGTTCGCAGTTCCAGACCGGCGTGCACACCGCTGGTATCGGCTACGGCTACGGGTGGGAGGAGATCGGCCGCGCGCAGCTGCTCGGCATCAACCTGCCGACCGAGGATGCGGCGGTCGCTCGGCGTGCCTCGGAGGAGATGGTCGACCGCGTGGCGCTTCAGGGCGATGGCAGCAAGGGCTTCAGCGGCCTGTTCAATGCCGCTGGCGTGACCCCGGTCGCAGCACCTACCGGTGCGTGGGGCACCCTGCAGGCTGCCGGTACCGCAACGCCTGACCAGATCGTCGCGGACATGAACGCAGCGATCCTCAACGTGTTCAACGGCACCAACACCACCGCGATCGCCGATCGTCTGCTGCTGCCGTGGCAGAAGTTCCTGCTCATCTCCACCAAGCGGATGAGCAACGACAGCGACATGACCATCCTGCAGTACTTCCTGGCCAACAACGTCTACACCGCGACCACCGGCCAGCAGCTGACGGTGCGCGGCCTGCGCGGCCTGGACACCGCAGGTGCCGGCGGCGTGGCACGCATGATCGCGTACCGCTACGACGCGAACGTGCTGAAGCTGCACATGCCGATGCCGCACCGCTTCTTGCCGGTGTTCCAGAGCGGCCCGCTGCGCTGGGACGTGCCGGGCGTGATGCGCCTGGGCGGCCTGGACGTGCGCCTCCCCAAGCAGGTCGTCTACGTCGATGGCGTGTAGTATCTGAGCTACAGAAAGCGAAGGGCCGGAGTGCGTCAACACTCCGGCCCTTCTACCGCAAGACAACCGTAGGAGGGTTGCCATGGGCGAGCTGGAGTTTACTCCGAGAGACGCGCCGCGCGCGCGTCGTGAGTTCACCGCGGCAGAGGCGGCGGAGCGTCTCGATTACGACCCCGAGACCGGCGTTTTTCGCTGGAAGCGAAGAGTCATGTGCCTTGGGGGTGGAAAGATGCCCGGAGATGTTGCCGGAACCCAGAAGGACGGATACCGGCAGATCAAGCTGTTCGGGCGCGTATATCGAGAACACCACCTAGCGTGGCTTTTCCAGACGGGAGAGTGGCCGCCGGTCGATTCCGATATCGACCATCGCAACCGCATTCGATCCGACAACCGTTGGAGCAACCTGAGGCTCGCTACTCGCGGCGAGAACAACATCAACGTGCGGGCTATGCGCACGAGCAAGAGTGGGCATCGCGGCGTCCACCCCTGCACCGACAGCGACCGGTGGCAGGCAAGGATCAGCGTCGAGAAAAAGGTCATCGGGCTAGGAACGTTCGATTCGAAACAGGAAGCGATAGCTGCGAGGCTTGAAGCCGAGAAGCGGTACTACAGACACTTCACCTAAACAAAGCCCCGGGAAGCCGGGGTTTTTCATTAGAGGACATCGACATGCAGGTCAGCAACAACCACACATCACCGCTGTCGCTGCCGGACGGCACCACCCTGGTCCCGGGCTCGCCGGCCACCGTCCCGAACTGGCCGTCCATCAAGAAGAACGCCGTGGTGCAGGCCTGGCTCGCCGCCAACGTGCTGAGCGAATCGAAGGACGACGCCGAGCCGTTCCTGCTGGGCACCTTCAACCTGCCCGACAGCATCCTGCTGATCGAGGGCGGCGACAGCGTCACCCGCGACGACGTGGTGCAGCACGCCTTCAAGGCATCGGCCCTGTCCCTGGAGGACTGGAATTCGCTGCCGGAACTGGAGCGCGAGCAGCGCATCAGCACGGCGCTCGACACGCTGAAGGCCGACGCCGCGGCAGCTGCCCAGGCGGAGATCGATGCGCAGACCGCTGCCGACCAGCGGAAGGTGGACCTCATCGCCAAGTTGGAAGCCGGCGGCGTCAAGCACGACAAGCGCTGGGGCGTGGACAAGCTGCAGGCCGCACTGGACGACCACGAGAAGACCAAGACCGGGAGCTGAGCATGTACGGCACGCTGGCAGGAGCAGACGACTATCACCTGGCCCGGGGGAATACCGCCTGGGCCGCAGGCAGCGAGGCGGCACGCACGGCAGCCCTGGTGCGCGGCACCGACTACATCGACGGCCGGTACCGGGTGCTGCTCGCGTCGGGCCGGTGGCAGTCCCTGTTCCCTGGCGTGCGTACCGCAGGGCGGGGCCAGCCCAACGAGTGGCCCCGCACCGGTGCAACCGACAACGCAGGCGCGCTTATCGGTCCGGAGGAGATCCCGGGCGAGGTGGAGCGGGCAACGTATGAGGCGGCACTGCGGGAGCTCGCCAGGCCAGGGAGCCTGTCACCTGACTTCGTGGCATCCGAGGCGGTGACCCGGGAGAGGGTGGGGCCGATCGAGGTGACCTACGCTGATAGCGGAGCTGGTGGGCAGCCGGCCAACCGGCCAGTCGTGCCGGCCATCGACGAGATACTGGCGCCACTGCTGCGGACGCCATACATCGGCCCTGCGGTGTTCGTCGTATGAGCGCCTTCTATGACCGGCTGCAGGCCAGGGCCACACGGTTGATCGATCGCTACGGCTTCGCCGCCCAGTTGCAGCGCGCAGGCGCCCCGACAGGACCGCCGCACAACCCGCAGCCGGGCCCAGCCGCTCGGCATGACTGCAAGGTGGTGGAGCTGGAATACAGCCTCACCAATCGGGACGCCACCCTGGTGCTCAAGGGCGACAAGCTGGGATTGATCAGCACCGCGATCGACGTGGCGCCAACCCTGAGCGACCGCATCGTGCTGGGTAACGATCTGTTTACCTTTATTGACCTGCAGCCGCTGTCCCCTGGTGGGCAGGTGCTCATGTACGAATTCCATGCGAGACGCTGATGGCCGCCACGACCGCCCGCCAACTTGACCAGCTGGCGACGCGGCTGGAGCCCGCCATCCGCGATGCGTTCCTGCGTGCCATCCGCGAGGTGACCAACCAGACGGGCGTCCAGCTCATCACCGACCTACTGCAGGCCGGGCGGGTCGATGACGTGCTAACAGTCATGGGGCTGGACGAGCCGCGCTTCGCCGATCTGGCCGAGGCGTTGCGCAGCGCGTACAGCGCCGGTGGGCAGCAGGGCATCTCCGAGATGCCGAGGATGCGCCTGTCGCTCGATCCGATCATCACCGGCAACTACCGGCCAAGGATGGCCGTGCAGTCGCCAGCGCTGCGCCCGAAGTTCGATCTGCGCAACCCAGCGGCAGAGCGGTGGCTGCGTGAGGCGTCGTCCAAGCTGGTCACCGGCATCGTCAACGACCAGCGGGAGCTGATCCGCGGCGTGCTGTTGCAGGGCATGACGGCGGGGCAGAACCCTCGGCAGAGCGCCTTGGACATCGTGGGGCGCGTGGGCACCAACGGCAGGCGCAGCGGCGGCATGGTCGGGCTGACGGCGCAGCAGGGGCAGTTCGTCACTAACATGCGGCAGCAGCTGGCCAGCGCCGACCCACGCGAAATGGCGAAGTACTTCGGTCGGCAGCGCCGTGACAAGCGCCTGGATGGCATCGTCAAGCGCGCCATCGCCGCCGGCAAGCCGGTGTCGCAGGCCGACATCGACAAGATCGCAGGGCGCTATGCCGACAGGCTGCTGCAGCTGCGCGGCGAGATGATCGCCCGCACCGAATCGATCAGCAGCATGAACGCCGGGCGGGAAGAGGCCTACCGGCAGCAGATCGAATCGGGGGCACTGGCAGCGGAGAACGTCATCGGCACCTGGTCGGACACCGGGGACAAGCGCACGCGGCACACGCACAAGTCCATGAACGGGCAGCGGCGGATCTTCGGTGAGCCCTTCGAATCGCCGAGCGGCGCGCGGATGAACTACCCGGGCGACACAAGCCTCGGCGCCGGCGCAGACGAGATCGTGGGCTGCCGCTGCACGAAACAGATCCGGATCGACATGACGGCGGAGGTGCTACGTGGCAAGCAAGTTCGGTGACCAGGTGCGGGCCTTCACGGAGAAGGCGAAGCAGCGGCAGGAGGCGATCTTTCGCGAGTCGGCGCAGGCGGTGATGGACCAGGCGAACACGCCGGAGGGCAGGGGCGGGCGCATGCCGGTGGATACCGGCTTCCTGCGCAATTCGGCGGTGGCGTCGAAGGATGGCCCAGCCACGTCAGAGGGCGGCGCTCCTGCGCTGGTCTTCGCCGCGCTGCAGCTGGGCGAGTCGGTGTGGGCGGGTTGGACCGCTGCCTACGCGCTACGCATGGAACATGGCTTCAGCGGCAAGGACAGCCTGGGCAGGCAGTACGAGCAGGCGGGCAAGGGCTTCATGCGCGCCGCAGCGCAGAACTGGGACTTCATCGTCGATGAGGTCACCGCCAAGGTGAAGGCACGCATCCCATGAGCAACACCGCGATCTATGACGCCTTCGCCGGCCTGGTCGGTGCCTTCGCCGTGGCGCATGGTTTGCCATGCTCCTATCCGGGCCTGGCATTCACTCCGCCGGCGGACGGCGCATGGCTGGAGCTGCAGTGGTTCCCGAACGAAACACAGAACTACGGCATGGCCGATGATGGCCCGTCGCTACTGCAGGGCTTCGGCCAGCTGTCCGCGTGCTACCGCCCCGGCGGCGGGATCATGGTGGGCACGCGCATCACCGATCAGATCATCGCCGCCTTCGCCAAGGGCACGACCTTCGCCGGCATGCGCGTGTACCGCATGCCCTGGACCTCAACCATCATCCAAGACCCGGAGCGGCACATGCATCCGGTGACCATTATGTGGCGCGGCTTCGTGTAGCCGCCGCCCAGCAGCAGTTCCCTAACCCCGCCCCGTGGCGGGTTTTTTTATGCCCAACGCGAGGAGATATCAGCAATGGCTGAGGCACAAACCAACAGTGGTTCCAAGCTCTACATCTGCGCGACGCCGCAGAACAGCGACCTGACCAAGACCCAGTTCGAAGCGTTGACCTACGTGCAGGTCAAGAAGGTCGGCAGCGTCGGCGAGCGCGGCTTGACCACCAACATCGTCACCTACGACACGTGGGACACCGCGGTATCGCTGAAGGGCAAGGGCATCTCGAATGCCGGCGACCCCGAGGTGGAGATGGCGCGCGACCTCGCCGACCCGGGCCAGATCGCCATGCGCGCCGCCGGCCAGCCGACGGTCACCAGCGCGTATGCCCTGAAGGTCGAGCGCCCATCCGGCGAAATCGAGTACCTGCGCGGCCTGGTCACCGGCCCCCGCACGCCGGGCGGCCGCAACGAGGACTTCGTGCTGCACGTCTACTCGCTGGCCCTGAACCAGGTGCCGGTCGAAGTGCCGGCGCCCGTCACCCCGTAACCGAACAGCAGGGGATAGGGCGGCCGCCTGACAAGCCGGATCTGATCCGGCCGGCTTCCCCTGCTTCACCTCCCGGATCGATCGCAAAGGATCACCTATGACCGAATTGACCACCATCGTGGCCGCCGAGCGCGCCATCGACATCAAGCATCCCGCCACCGAGGCCCCTGTGGGCCTGCGCATCACGCTGCTGCCCGACAGCCACCCGAAGGTGCGCGCGGCCAGCCGCAAGGCCCTGGACGACCGCCTGCAGGGCAAGGGCAAGGTCACCGCCGCCAAGATGGAGCAGGGCCGCACCGACATGCTGGTCGCCTCTGTGGGCGCCTGGGAATGGCTGGGCGACCTGACCTTCCACGGTGCGAAGCCCGCCCTGACCGACGAATCCCTGCGCAAGGTGCTGAAGGAGCTGCCGTGGATCGGCGACCAGCTGGAGGTGGAGCTGGGCAACCGCGCCGAGTTTTTTCGCAGCGCTGAAGGCGAGGATCTCTGACGCCACGTATCTGACCGTCCGGTACGACATGCCGGATGCGAAGGGCGAGACACGACGCGCGCGCAATGCGCGCTTCGAACAGCCGACGCCGGACGTGGACATGCCGGAAGAAGCCGCGCATGTCTGGGAATGGTTCTGGCTCCTCTCCGGCCGCCGTCGCAGCGGTCCTGAGGCCCTGTCCTACGCCGAGCTGAGCGCGTGGCAGGAGCTGACCTGCTGCGATCTCGTGCCGCATGAGGTGGCAATGCTCATGGCGATGGACGACGCCTACCTGCGTGCCGTGCGCGAAGAACAAGCAGCGGCGCGCGAGCGGCCGCCGGAACCGAGTAACACCTGGAGCTGATTGATGGATATCGCCGAACTTGGCTTTAAGGTCGATTCGAGTGGCCTGGTCGAAAGCACGAAGGCGCTGGACCAGAACGCGGCCGCCGCCGACAAGGCCAGCGGCTCGGCGGACCGGCTGGAGCGCTACTTCCAGTCCATGTCGCGCTCAATCGACCGCTCGGCGGTGGTGCTGGGCGACCGGCTGGGTGGCGCGCTGGATCGCATCGGCGTCGGTACCGGCACGGTCATTGCCGAGCTGCAGGGCATGAACCGCGCACAGGCCGAGATCGTCAGCGCGCTGGTGGCCATGGAGGGCCGGCTGGCCGGTACCGCCGCCGGCTTGCAGGCGTACAGCGCTGCGGGCAAGGACGCTGCAGCTGGTGCCACGGCAACCGCCAGCGCATCGGAGAAGCTGGAGCGGCAGCTGGCCGAGCAGGAGGCGCGCTACCGCAGCGTCGCGCAGCAGGCCATGGCGTACGCGCAGGCGCAGAGCACGGCCAACGTGTCGGACCGCGCGCTGGCAGAGGCGGCACGCGACTCGGCCGCCGGCATCGATCACCAGGCGGCGGCGCTGTCGCGGGCGGGCACCGAGCAGGAGCGCATGGTCGCGCGGGCACGCGCACTGCAGGAGGCAGAGGCGCGCACGGCCAACCAAGCCAGGGAAGCGGCGCGTGCGGCGGAGGTGCAGGAACTCAACCTCAAGCGCCTGCTCGCCCAGATCGATCCCACTGTGGCCGGCCTCAATCGCCTGGCCGACATGGAGGAGCGGCTGGAACGGGCCGGGGACCTGGGCCTGATCAAGCCGCAGGTGATGCAGCAGTACCAGGCGCAGATCGAAGCGAGCCGGCAGGCGCTGCTGAAGTCGAAGAACACCAACGAGCAGTACGCCATGTCGGCGCGCCAGACCGCTGCGGCGATGCGCATGATCCCGGCGCAGATGACGGACATCGTCACCAGCATCGTGAGCGGGCAACCGATCTGGATGGTAGCGATCCAGCAGGGCGGCCAGCTGAAGGACCAGCTCGGCGGCATCGGCCCGGCAGCGAAGGCGGTGACGTCCTACGTGATGGGCATGGTCAACCCGATGACATTGTCGGCCGCCGCTGCAGTCACGTTGGTGGTGGCGCTGAAGCAGGGACAGGACGAGCTGTTCGACTTCCAGAAGAACCTGATCCTCACCGGTCGCAACGCGGACATCAGCGGCGGCCAGTTCCGCGGCCTGGTGTCCGATCTGGACAAGCTCACCGGTGTGACGCGCGGCGGCGCCGTGGATGCGCTCACCGCGGTTGCTGCGTCTGGCCAGTTCGCCGGCAAGCAGTTCCTGATGGTGTCCGAAGCAGCTGCGCGCATGGAAGCGTCCACGGGTCAGGCAGCGAGCAAGACGGTCGAGGCATTCCAGCGCATCGCACGTGATCCGGTCGAAGCGCTGGTAAAGCTCAATGAGCAGGAAGGCTTCCTCAACGCCGCGCAGCTGCAGCGGGTCATTACGTTGCAGGAGGAGGGGCGGCAGCAGGAGGCCGTCGCCGAAGCGCTGCAGATCTATTACGAGCGATCGATCAATGTCGCCAATCAGGCTGAGGCAGCAATGCCGAGCCTCGTGAAGTGGTGGCGCGACGTAAAGGATGAGGTGGGCGGTGCTTGGGGCGAGGTGATGACCTTCAGCACCGAGCTTGAGAAGCTGGGCGGGAGGCTGAAGAACCTGCTGCCAGCGTCTGGCCTGCAGTTCGACATGATCGCCACGCTGGCATCGCCGAAAGCCCAGATGCAGCGGCTGAACTCACTCATCGGCGGCACGCGCCTTCCGACACCACTGTTCGAGGTGGAGGCAGATGGGCGGCAGGCGATCGCGGATCTGGCAAAGGTCTACCAAGAGCAGGATGTGGCGGCCAAGGCAGCATCAGAGGCACTCACCACGCGCCTGGCTGGCCTGGACCGTGAATCGGCCAAGCTGGCCGCACGCAACAAGATCATCGAGCTATACAACAAGCTGGAAGGCGCGCGCGACGCGAAGGGGAACCCTGATTCGCGGTTGTCCGACGGCTCCATGCAGCGCCTCATCGCGCAATCCAACGCGCAGATCGACAAGCAGTTCAACCAGCGGGAAGGCGTCGGCAAGGCCAACACGGACGACAACGCGGCGCAGAGCTTCATTGCCGGAGTGCAGCGGCAGATCACCGCCAGTCAGCAGCTGGCAGAGAGCGGCGACAAGGTATCTGCCAGTGACCGGATGGTTATCCAGGCCCGGCAGCTGCTGGCCGACAAGACCAATACGATGACGGCGGCGAACAAGCAGCTGCTGCAGGCGTTGATTCCGCAGCTCGAGGCCACCGATGCACAAGCTCAGGCCGAAGTGCAGCGGCAGCGCGGCATGCAGGCCAGCATCGCGCTCACTGAGCGGCTGACGCAGTTGGAAGACCAGCGGCAGCAGCAGGCTGACATTGACCTGCTCGGAATGGGTAGGGGCACCGACGAAACGCAGGTGCTCCAGCGGCAATTGGACATCCAGCGCGAATACCTACGTGAGCAGGAGAAGCTCGACAAGGCCTACAACAGCGATAGAAACACCCTCAGCGAGGAGGCGCTCGCAGTCCGTAAAGCGCAGTACGACGACGACACGCTCAAGCTGGCCACGAGCCTCAACAACTCATTGGGCATTGAACGGAACTACCAGCAGCAGCGCATGGCCATGTTGGGCGACTGGCGTATGGGCTTCATGCAGGTCTGGAAGGACTACGAGTTCAGCGCGGCCAATGCCTACGGTCAGGCCGGCTCATTTCTGTCCAACAGCCTGAGCTCGTGGGAAGACCAGTTTGTGCAGTTTGCCCAAACCGGCAAGTTCTCTTTCAGCAGCTTGGTGGACTCAATGATTGCCGACCTTGCGCGCTATGCGTTCAAGCAGCAGGCGGTCGGACTGATGGGCGCGTTTATGGGTGGTGGAGTTGGGGCTGCAGGATCGGCAGCCGTCACGACGGGCACACAATCGATCACAAGCAGCCTAGGCGACTCGCTGGTCGGCGGCTTCAGCTACGGAGGCGGCCGCGCCAACGGCGGCCCTGTCGCTCCTGGCTCGCTGTACGAAGTGGGCGAAGGCGGTGATCCCGAGCTGTTCCAGCAGGGCGGCCGCAGCTACCTGATTCCGGGCAACCGCGGCCAAGTGGTTCCGGCAGCGCCAATGGCATCGGGAGGCAGTAGCACCGCCAGCCCAGAAACCAAGATCGAAATCAACAATTACGGAGGTGCTCAAGTGCAAGCGCGCGAGCAACGATCGACGATGCCCGATGGAACGGAGCTGAGGAAATTCGTCATCGACATTGTCGCTGGTGACATGGCCAGCGGCGGGCGCACAGCCGGCGCCGCGAAAGGTCGCTTCGGCCTGAGGGAGCAGCGCTGATGGCTGCCCTCCCAGCTGATGTGCGTCTGCTCGCGGGGGATCTGGGCGAGGAGCCTGATCCCTCTGTGCAGCGAACCGAGATGGAACGCGGTCCGGCCAAGCAGGCAATCATCAACACGCGCGTCATGGTAGAGCTGCCGATCACCATGGTTTTCCTGACAGCCGAATCGATGGCCGCGTTCGACGACTTCTACTTCGACCAGATCGGACGCGTGGGGTACTTCACCATGGTGCACCCACGCACGCGGCAGCAGATATCGGCCCGGTTCAAAGGCGGTGCAATCGGGCGCTTGCAGGCAACCAACGCTGCCTTTACCCAAGGCACGCGGCAGGCAGTTGTGGAGTACTTGCGATGAGCACATTCCTCGAACGCCGACAGCGCGTGACCGACACGGACGGCCCGCTGGAGCTGCTGGAGATGACGGCGCCGTCGTTCGGCGAGGTCCTGCGCCTCGCCAACGACACGCAGGATTGGGTGAGCAACGGAAACACGTACGTCGGGTACCCGTTCCGCTTCACGCCGCCCACAGACGCCAGTGGGCAGACGCCACGCGCGCAGCTCGAGGTGGACAACGTCGGGCGGGGCATCACCGAGGACCTGGAGCGCGTGCAGCCCAACGAAATGGTGATGTGCCGCTACCTGATCACCGACCGAACGCAGCCTGACGTCATCGCGCGGCGCTTCTATCTGCCGCTGACGCAAGTGCGCGCTGCCGGCCCGCTGATCACCGCACAGATCGGTGTGGACTTCTTCATGCGGCAACAGGCAGTGAAGCTGCGCGCCAACCCGTTCACCCTGCCGGGGATCTTCTGATGCGGGCCAGTGAGGTTGAGCGGTTCCTCAACATCCCGTACGACGCCGAAACCTACGACTGCGCAGACCTTGTGGTGCAGGTGCAGCGCGAGCTGTTCGGTCGGGAGGTGCAGATGCCAGCGCGGCGCCCCCGCGGTGCAGAGGGGCAGCTGGCACTCGGCGAGTTGTCTCGCGCGTATGCCGTGCCCACTGCCACGCCAGTCGACGGCGACCTGGTGCTGATGTTCGACAAAGGCCAGAGCCGGCCCGGCCACGTCGGCGTCTTCTTCTACCTGGCCTATGAGGGCTGGGTGCTTCACACAACCAGTGCGCTCGGCAGCAGCTGGCTGCACCGGGCCCGCGAGCTGCCGGATTACGGCGCAAGGATTGAGGGGTATTACACATGGGTCTGATGACCACGCCTGCGAGTGACGGCCAGCTGGTGCTGACGCCGCATCCGGTGACGCTGGAAGGGCAGCGCCACATTGCGATGGATCTGCAGCCTGGCGAGCGCCTGTGCGAGTTCCTGCACCGTCACGTGATTGACCTGGACCAGGGCGAGTGGACGGTGTCCATCGGCGGCCGAGTTGTGCCCCGCCATCTGTGGGCCTGCGTCTATCCGAAGGATCGACAGGTCATCGAGGTGCGGGGAGCGGTCGGTAGGAACGCGCTGTACATCGTGGCCATGATCGCGCTGACCTACTTCACCTTCGGCATCGGCTCGGCTGCTGGCTGGGGTGCGGGCGCGGCGGCGGGTGCGTTCGGAGGTGGCGTCGCCGGCGCAGTTTTCGCATCCGCGGTCTTTGTCGCAGGTTCGATCGTGATCAACAAGGTGCTCGGGCCGAAGGTTGAAAAGCCTTCGGAGAGCACCGCCGGTACGGTCTTCAGTCTTGGCTCAGCGCGGAACCGCTCGCGTCCATACGAACCGCTAGGGTTGCTGTTCGGCCGCATGCGTATCGCGCCGGACATCGCCAGCAATACCTACTCGTGGTACGAGGGCAACGACCAGTACATCGGCATGGTGCTCACCCCGGGCATCGGTGTTGGCCGCGTTGGCGCTTTCTCCAATGGGGATACGTTGCTGTCGAGCTATGAAGGCGTGAGCGTCTACCACGCCGGCTATAGCCAGATGGCGGAGCAGACGATTCCGCTGTACAGCAACGTCGACACCGTCGACGGCGGTGAGCTGCCGGATACCGCCGACTTCGTGACCCGCACTACCAGCACCGACACGGTGCGCATCCTCATCAACCTGGAATATGTGCTGGGTGGGCTGGGCACGTCGGGCAAAGCCTACAACGTCTCCGAGACGGTACAGGTGCAGTACGCGCCGGCGGGCACCGGCATCTGGCAGACGCTCGCCACGCAGACCTACACCGGCGACAAGTTGGACGTCAGCAAGCGCGCGACACTGTCGGCGGACGTACCGAAAGGCCAGTACGACGTGCGCGTGCGCATCCTCGGCCTGGGCAACTACGAGGGCGACAACACCCAGCGCAACGACTTCCAGTGGTCGACGATGGGCAGCGTGCAGGCCGACACCGCAACGTATGCCGGCATCTCGCGCACCGGCATCATCATGAAGGCCACCGGGCAGCTCAACGGCCAGCCCGACGAGCTGCGCGCCGAGCACGTTGCCGCGCCGATCCCGGTGTGGCGCAACGGCGCGTGGGTCACGGAGGAAACTAGCAACAACGGCGCCCACATCCTCAAATACGCTCGCGGCTATTACGACAAGGACGGCAAGCTCATCGCGGGCATGGGAAAGAGCGATGAAGAGATCGACATCGAGTCGCTGCAGGGCTTCATGGCTCACTGCGAAGCGAACGGCTACACCTACGACTACTGGCTGACGGAAGAGCGTAGCCACGATGAAGTGCTGCAGGCCATCGCCCTGGCCGGCATGGGGCAGACCACCTGGGCCGGGGGCCGCTTGTCGGTGGTGTGGGCCGCCGACGAGCAGCCGCTCTCGGGCGTGGTCAACATGGCCGAGATGAAGAAGGGCAGCTTCAGCGTGGACTACACGCTGGCCAGCGCTGCCGACGGCATCGAGTACAGCTATTTCGACAGCACCACCAACAAGGTCGAGACCCTGCGCGTGCCGGCGCCGGGCGTGGAGGTCATGCTCAACCCGGCGCGCCTAACCGGTGAGGGCATTGGCCGTGAGGCGCATGCGGTCGAGATGGCGCGCTACCACCTCGCGCAGAGCTTGTTCCAGTACAAGGACATCGGCTTTGCCCAGGACCTGCAGTACCTGTCCTATCGGCGCATGTCGATGCTGTCGATCTCCCACGACCTCACGCAGTGGGGCTTCGGCGGTCGCATCCTTGCGGCCGAACGCAGCCCGCTACTGGGCACCATCACGCTGACGCTGGACGCGCCGGTGCCACCGCCAGATGCACGCAGCGCTTTCATCGGCCTGCGCGTCCCCGGCGAGGCCGTCTATCGCACCTTCCGCGTGCGCAGCTTCGCCGAGGCAACGGACACCATCCAGCTGGTCGAGGAATGGCCGGATGATGCGCCGCTTCCGGGCGAGGGCTATGCGGATTCGATGGTGCAGGGTGGATGGCAGGACAACCCGGCGGACGATACAGTCTGGATCTATGACTTCAAAGCCACCCCGGGGCTGCGTGTGCGCGTGGTGGCGATCGAGCCGGAGAGCGATCTGAAAGGCGCCAGCATTAGCGTGGTGCCGGAAGATGCAAGGTTCTGGATCTTCGTCAAGACCGGCCAGTACATCCGGCCGGAGAGCGGCTCGTCCCTGGCCACGCGGCCGATCGTCAGCAACCTGGTGATCAGCGAGGACCAGATCACCACCGGCGACGTCACCGCGACGGACCTGGTGGCGACGTTCGACATCAGTGGCCCGTTCGATCACGCGGTGGTCTATGCCTCCGCGTCGGACGGCAACGGCGAGCTGCAGGAAGTGGCGCAGACGCGCACCCGCACGGCGCGGTGGCGGATCCCGCGCGCCGGCACCTACACGATCAACGTGCGCCCGTTCGGCCCGGAGGGCCAGATGGGTATCGGTGCCTCGCTGATCTTCACGACCATCGGCGCCGACGCGCCGCCGGTGAACTACGACCTGTTCGACGTGGAGGAGATCCCCGGCGGTATCCGGCGCTACACCTGGGGCTTCTGGAACGACACCATCCAGTCGGCCAATCTGGCCGGTGCGGAGATCCGCTACACCGCGGCGCCGGAGCAGGGCGCGCCGATGCCGGCGTGGGACGCCATGACGCCGGTCGGCGACAGCGGCTACCACACCGGCGCGTTCGACTCGCCCATCCCGGCGTCGGGCAAGTGGACGTTCGCCATCCGCGCGCGCAACACCAACGGCACGCTGTCGGTAGCGGCCAAGTACGTCACCAAGACGCTCGGCAAGAACCTGGGCGAGCTGCAGGAGGAAATGCAGCAGGCAATCGACCAGACCACCGAGGAGATCCGCCAAGGCTTTCTGGAAGCGGTGGCGCGCGATCAGGAGCTGGCCCGCCAGCTGCAGCTGCAAGCCCAGAACTTGGCAAACTTGCAGAGCCTTGTGGATGCGCCGGACTGGACGAACAAGGCATGGCCGGACGGTGCCTTTGTTAAATATCAGGGCGGGCTATTCGCGGCCAAGCAGGCGGTGCCCGCAGGTATTGCGATTACCGACACCCGATACTGGGACTTCATCGGTCAGTACGCGACGCTTGCTGAGGCCATGGGGGCTATCAGCGTATCGACGAGCCAGATCAGCAACCGTGTTCAGCAGATCAATCAGGAGTTGATCGTCATCGCGAACGATGTGCGCGGTGTTCAAAGCTCCCTGAGCGGCAAAGCCGACGCTTCTGCGGTCCAGGCGCTTACGACGCGGCTAACCCAGGCCGAGAACAGCCTGACGTCGCTGGCACAGCAGATCAGTACAGTGCAGAGCCAGATCGCGGGCAAGGCGGATGCATCAGCCCTGCAGGCGCTACAGACGCAGGTCACCCAAGTTGGGAACGAGCTGACGTCGCAAGGAGCTGCGATCACCGCCGTGCGATCTCAAACGGGTTCGGGGGCTAATTTTCTCAACAATGCCTCATTCGAAGCCGACACAAGCGGCTGGAGCGTTTATTACAACCAGGACGGGGGCGCAACATCACTCACCCGGGTTGGTCCGGGGACTTGGGTTCCAGGAGGCTGCTATGCCCTGGAAATTCAGCGTTCGCAAAATCCAAACCTGTACGGGGATTTCGTTGTTCAGTCGGCAGGGATGTCGGCTGAGCCGGGCAAGCGTTACTGCGCTTCAGCGTATGGTGGTCGGCAGCGCTGTGCCGGTGAGGTCGGCATCGCCTTCTACAATGCCGACGACCAGATGCTGGAAAGCCAGTTTTCTGAGGCGTTCAACGGGGCTGGCGGTAACACGCTGAGTGCATACGATCGAAAAGGGGTTTTTCGCACGGCACCGTCGGGGACCGTGCGTGTACGCATGTTGGTGCGCATGCGCTCTCCCTACGACAACAGCAGTCAGTTCGGTCCGGTTCTCTGGATCGTCAAGCCTGCGATCAACGAGGTTGCGACGGCAACGACGGTTATCCCTCCATGGGCGCCGTCGGCAACAGCGATCGACTTCAAATACGCCAGCGCGACGCAGTCCTTGCAGACACGGGTCACCATTGCTGAAAACGGGGTTGCCAGCTACCAGGCGTCATACACGTGGGCATTGGACGTCAATGGGAAAGTGGTCGGCATGCGCTCGGTCAACAACGGCACGATTGGGAAGATTTCATTTTCGGCCGACGTGGTGGAAATCATCGGGGCCACACCGGGAGGCGGCCGCAACGAGTTTGTCGGCGGGAAGTTCTACGCCTACGCGCCCAACGGCCGCCGCGTAGTGGCACTGGGATACGGAGTGACATGACCAACGTCCTGATCATCAATGACGCCGACACTGGTGTCGTGCTGCTGCAGATCACTGATCAGCCGGACTCTGATCTGCTCACGCAGCACATGGGCGCGATCACGATTGCCAGCGGCAGCAATGGCTCGGTGCCGGTGCCGATCACGGGGAGCGCCAACCAGCTGTACTACTGGTTCGTTGCCGACACCGGCGCAGGCAACAGCCTGCTGCCGTACGTCAGCGATGACGGCAACACGATCAGTTGGTCATCGCCGGCGGCAAGCTTTGGCGCAAGAGCCGGCGGCACCCTGTTCTATGGGAGGTTCTGATGGCCTATGCAATCTTCGAGGCCGGCCCGAATCGGGTCGTGATCTCCGAGACGTGGAAGAACTTGGCGAAGGCGTCCACGCAGACGATCACTCCCACCGGTAGTGGCGTCTTGAAGACGTGGAGCCTTACGGTCACCGGCACCAATCCAGTTCTTGCGTTTTTGGGTGAGAACAATGCCACGCTCGCCACGCGAACCCAGAGCGGGAACAGCTTCACTTTCACCGGTTTCACCACCAGCGGCAGCTTCACTGCCATGGTCTTCGACTATCCGAACTTCGGGCGGCGGGACTACTTGGTGGTCACCAATCCCGACACCGGTGAGGTGCACTTCGACGCCACGCTGAAGTACATGAAGGTGCGGGCGTTGCTGCAGGGCAATGCCAATCAGGGCGGGTCGATCACCCTGCCGGCTGGGCGGACCTACGCCGCGTTGGCCGGCTCCACCGGCAACATCATGCTGGCCATCGGTGGTCTGGTCGGCGGCGGCCCGCAATGGCAGATGCAGCTGCTGTGGCGCAAGGGCGTCGTCAATATCAACGGCAATGTCGCGTCTATCGGCGTGATCGAGACGGCGCAAGCAATTAACACCGGCACCAACAACAATCCTCAGCCGCCCCCTGGCAACTACGGCCAGGCCTGGGTGCGCTCTCCCATCCTCGACGTCACTGGATACTGACCATGCTCATCAGCGAAAACCCTACCTTCGGCACGCAGACCAGGATCGTGTCGCCCCGCATCGAGATCCGATGGGACCCGGCGACCAACGATGGGCCGGTCGAATTCCACCTCGAGCAGATGACCACCAAGCCGCATCCGGAGGGCTGGATGCAGACGCTGGAGCGTTTCTTCCTGCGCGTGCTGACCGTGCAGATCAGCGACCTGATTGGCCGCAGCTACGACATCACCGCGCCAGCGACGACCGAAGCCGACCCAACCACCGGGCAATCCATCAAGGTCCCTGGCGAGACAGTCACCGAGCCCGGCGTGCATCTGCTGCTGGGTATCAAGGCGGCCACACGAGCCGCCTACGATGCGAACGTCGCCTCGCCGGACCCTGAGGCAGATCCCATCGCTCGGCAGATCACGATCATCTGGAACCCGATCAACGACACCGGCACCGTCACGTTCCAGGTCGAGGACCGCGGCGCAGCCCTTGGCGTGCTGGCGGCGCCGATTGCTGACCTGATTGCACCGACCTACGCAATCCGCTATCCCGGAGCGGAGGAAACGCAGGAGTTGGCTGGCTGGAAGCTTCAGGCGTTGATCAAGGCGGCAACGGATAGCGCCATCGCGGCCAGTCTAGCGACCGCTGAACAAGCGGCAGCCTGAGCAGGCGGCGGTCCTGCGTCAGTGGCCGGCCGCGTCAACCTTGCGCACACCGCTGCGGTCCTGAAACTTGATGCTCCACGGCGTGATCAGGTAGCCGGGGCGGCGGGCGTAGATGGCCGGGATGTGGTCTTCGCGCGCGTCCTTGGCGATGCCGTTTACCAGCACGTACGGCGCAGCCGTCTTCGGCACCTCGCACCAATCCGGCCGCCCATCGGTCTTGAGCGTCAGCCTGTACGGCCCCGCGCCCAGGATTTCGCCGCACGCGACGGTCCGGGTGCTCACCGAGGCTGCGCGGGCGCGCGGCGCGATGCGAGTGACGAAGCCATCCAGGCTCTCGCCGGCGGCCGATACCTCCTGATGCAGTTCGGTGGTCTGGCCGAGCTTCTCCTGCAGCGGGTCAGCGGCGAAGGCGGGCAGGGTGGCGCCGAGAAGCGCCACAGCGGCGGTGGCGAGGAATGGGTGCATTACGTTCTCCGGATCAGCTGCGCCAGTCGTTGCTGGCGGCGCGAGGGCGTCTCGGCGCAGTGCCAAGATGCTGTGCGCTTGATCAGGAAAAAACGTTCATCTTCTGCGCAGTTGTACGGCTTGAATTCCGGATCGGCGGCGATTTGGCGCGACCGTTCGTCAGACAATGCTATGCGCCACAAGGACTTGCGGGTTTTTCCCACAGTTTGGTGTTGACCCCTCGCGGGGACCCCAATATGTTGCCAGCTACCGGCCTGCTTCAGGACGGTAAACGAAATGCGCCCCACCTAGCTCTAACTAGGCAGGGCGCTTGGTCTTTTCACTACAACTGGTCAAGCGTTGTGAACTTCGGTTGTTAGGCGTTCCGAATGCCATGCAGTGTACATCTTGGGTTTTCGTTCGCAAGTGATTTGCGTAACAAACTGTGACGTATGCATGTCGGTTCAACACCGCAGGCCAGCACCATAAGGCATGCAAAAATGTTTACGAAACACCAATTTAACCTTCCCCTCATCCAGAGGCAGGTGAACAACAGTTTGGTGGAGCAACGCCAGATTGATGGCTACATCAATGCGACTGCTATGTGCCAGGCTGCTGGTAAGCGGTTTGGGCACTACATGGAAAATTCGAGCACCGGTGACTTCCTGAAGGAGCTAGCTACCGATGTCGGAATTCCGACATCGGAGTTAATTCAAGTAGTTAAGGGCGGCAGCGGACCCCAAGGAACGTGGGTGCATCCAAACGTCGCGACTCATCTCGCGCAATGGTTGTCTCCGAAGTTCGCCGTTGCGGTCGCAAAGTGGGTACATGAGTGGCTTGCTGGCCGTCGTCCAAACGGAGCTCCTCAGGCAGCTCTGCCGCACCATATACAGCGCTACTTGGCAAACCGCGATCAGGTGCCATACACGCATTTTTCCATCCTGACCGAGATGACCCTGGGGTTGATCGCTCCGCTCGAAGCGCTTGGCTACACGCTGCCGGACAACATGGTGCCCGATATATCTGAGGGCAAAATGTTCGCCAGCTGGCTACGAAGCAAAGGTGTCGACACCAGCAAGGTTCCCACCTACAAGCACACCTATGCCGACGGGCGAGTGGTCGAGGCCAAGATGTATCCCATCGGGTACATGCATGAGTTCCGAATCCATTTTAACGAGGTCTGGTTGCCCACTAAGGCTCTGACTTACTTCCGTCAGCGTGACCCGTCTGCGCTGGCTTTTCTCGAGCGAATGTTGCTCGTCAGCGCTGATAGAAGGACGTTGCCGCCAGCTGCATAAGGATAAGGGCCCCGCTTCGGCGGGGCTTTTTCTTACCCCGCACCAATGAAAAGCCCGGTGTCGCATCGTTCTGGCTTCGGTGAGGATGGTGTTGCCGGTCGCGGTGCCAAGATGGCCGTTCAACCAGCGAGGCGCCCGAGCAGCGCCGGCCCGGCTCCTACACGAAGCCCTCAATATCCTCGCGCGTCAGGACGCCGAGGCGATGACCCCAGGATGCAACCAGTTCAATGACAGCGGCCGCCTCACCAGGAAAGGCAAACAGCAGCTCCGCTTCGAACTGGTTGAGCACTTCCAGCGGCTCGGAGGCGCACGCCAGCCGCTGCTGCAGTTGTTCGAAGAGGCCGGCGCTGTTGTCCATTGGTCGCAGTCTACGGGGCCACGTCTCAAGCGGTGAGACGGGCCGGCCGATACTGGCCGCATGGACAGATCCGAACTCAAGACCCATTTGGAAAACCTCGACGCCGCGGTGCCGGCGCTGTTGAAGAGCAGCCCCGACCGTTGCCACTTCTGGCAGGCCTTCGCTGGCATGGCGGACCTCATCGAGGACGGCGCCATCACGGGCGACGATGCCCAATTCGTCTCCCGGCGGCTCGATGAGATCCTGGCCTGGCATGGCCTGGAGAACGGCGACCGCGACTGTTGAGTGACCGCCATGTGCTATTCCGCTGAGATCCAGGCCGATTACCGGAAGCTGGTGCGCAACTTCGGCGCGATCATGTCGATCGAGGAGTTCTCGAAGCTCTGGCTGAGGCAGGGAGAGGCGGAGAAGCGGCCCAAGACCCCGAAGGCGATGGACGATGCGTTCCGCGCAGGCGGGGAGGGCGGCTTGGCTGCGATCGCCGCAGAGCTGGCCGTGTGGGACGCCGAGGACATGCAGGCCTTGGAGCAGGAGCTGTTCAAGCAGGCCCGGCGCCTGGCAGACGCCGAGCGGGTGCTGGCCAGCGGCAAGCCGACCAAGAAGGCGGCGACAGACCAGCGCATCGCCACCACCAAGATCGAGCAGATCAAGGGCCGCATCGCGGACCTGCAGCGGACCGAGCCCAAGGCGCGGGATTACCGCATCTTCCCGGGCTACTACGCGCCGGTGATCATCTCCGAAGGCGGCCAGCGGGTCATCAAGCCCATGCGCTACCAGTGCCGACCCGCCGGCAAGCCGCCGATCTACGACACCAAGTATCCCGGCACCTACAACGCCCGCCGGGACAACCTGCAGGGCTTCTGGCGCGAGCAGTTCGGCTATACCCACGGCCTGGTGGTCGTCGGCCGCTTCTACGAGAACGTCGAGGGGCCGGACGGCAAGAACCGTGTGGTGCAGTTCCAGCCCAGCGACCGCGAGCCAATGCTGGTGGCCTGCCTGTGGTCCCGCTGGACAGATCCCGCCGGCGAGCAGCCGGACCTGCTGAGCTTCGCGGCCATCACCGATGAGCCGGAGCCCGAGGTGGCAGCAGTTGGGCACGATCGGACCATCATCAACATCAAGCCCGAGCACATCGACGCCTGGCTCAATCCCGATCCGGCCAACCTCCAGGCGTTGCAGGCGATCTTCGACGACAAGCGTCACCCGTTCTACGAGCACAGGATGGCTGCGTGACCCTGCCTGAGGGGTTTCATTGGACCGAGGCCTACCAACACCAGGAAGGGCCGCCGCGCATGCTTGCGCTTGGCAGCACAGGGGTGGCGAGGCTTGAGCAGCGCGTCGATAACGGCGCCTGGTTCATCCTGCTCGACTACCACCTGCCGTATGAGCAGAGATGCAAGCGCCAACGGAACTGCACCACATTCGCTTCCGGTCAGGCTGGCGCTGAGATGTGGGTGTGCCGGCACGAGGCCAGGCTTCGCAGAGAGATTGCCGAGATTAATGCTGCGCGACCCAAGCACCGTGGGGCCGGGTGA